GGTTACGGATCGATTCTCCCTCGTTGAGAAAATCCGTAAACACACCCCACAAAATGAGCGCAATTACGTCATTGAATCTGTCAGAAAGACATTCAATGCGGCGGAAACTCAGGAACGTATGGCGCTTGGGGAAATGTTTGGGTATTACGGGCATGGTCGCCGCGCGATGCACTACAAAAAGTCGAAAAGCCTCAATTTACCGGAGGTTACTGTAGTGATGGTGGACGGAAAGCCCGTGGTGCTAGATAACGTTCCTTCCAACCGAACAGTAGAGGTGAGCATTGATGATAACGGCATCATTACTCACACCCAGGAGATTTTAGACACAGACCCCGGACGAATTGTGCAGGGGATGATCAACTCCAATGCCGGTGGTTGGTCGTGGGCAACGCACGGACCGGATGGTGCGGTTTCTCTCGTTAATTCTTTCCATGGATTCGATTATGTAACAGTTCCGAACTACATCAGCTTGGATAAAAAATCTCTGATGCTTGAATCATCGGAAGAGAGCCGGTTGCTTATGCACGCTGAGCTGGTGGAACAGGGCTTTAGTGAAAACGCCGCAACAGACTTGATCCATCATTTCGATTCAATGCGTTCGAACCAGGCCATGTTTGAAGCGGTTGAATATAACTCTGCCCTTGAGACATCCTTGATGTTGCGCGATATGGAGGTTGAGCGCCTGAAGAACCAGCTGGCCGACAACAACTTAATGTTAGAAAGCCAGGGTGAGAACGCACGCAAATGCCGTCGTATTTTACGTGACGCCATACAATCCATGCCGTTGTTTATTAGTGCTGAACAGCGCCAGGCTCTTTGTCGGATGGAAACTGAAGAGGATGCAACGATCGTAGCAGCAATGCTGGAATCGCTGGGTGCAAGCGCAACCTATGGCCTTCCTATACCTTCAGCCCAAAGGGATAAGCTGGTCACTGCAGAAAAACCTAAAGGCACACCGCTTATGTTCATTAGTAAGTAATCAAATGGTCATTTTCTAATGTACTGTATAAAGATGCACTGTTGATTAATCGAAAAGAAATAGGGTAGGATCGGCCACGTTGATCACCTGGATCAGGTGAGGCATTAGCGGTGGACAAAAACAAAAAAGTCGCCTTGCAGGGCGACTTTTCTGTACCGGATAAGGGTTGCAGCCTAAACCGGGAGTCATTCAACTAATGTCAAACAACATAATACTGAACAGTTCCATACCCGGCGAAAGGTAAGAAGGAACTGGACTGTTTCATTTCGAACAAACCACCACGGAAGTATCAAAATAAAACATGTGCAATTATACCATCCCCCGATCATCGCGCAATATCCGCTCATCAAATTCTGCGTTTTTCTTCACCAGTTACGTGCTGATTATGGGGAAAAACAATGGCTAAGAATAACTATTCAGATTTTTTCTCAGGTTTTGGTTTTGAAAAAATCATTCGCTGTTGCCCACTTTTAAGTCAGACCCATTGCAACATCATCAGTGCGATGGGCAATCTTGCCGCGTCAACTGATCTCTATATGTTCAAAAATTCCTACCCTTACATCGCTCGAATGACAAATACCAGCGAAGGCACGGTGAGGAGGGCGATTTCTGCAGCTGTTAAGTGCGGAATTTTGGTAAAGACGCGCACGTATGATTCAGCGCGCAAGAACGGCAGCAACCGATACCAGTTCTCGAATTCATTCCTTGAAATGGCAAAGCAAATAGCTATTGCATGCAAAGAGAAATCTATCTCCATTTTTAACGAGTCACCACGGTTAAGGACTATTGCTAAAATGGTCTTTTCCGGGCTTCCTTGTAAGGATTTCCGGTCCGATCAGCATGATCAGTCACGGTCTGATCATGCTGATCGGACAAAAGAAAAGAAGACTAAACCATCTGATAAAAGAATAAAAAGACCATGCTTGGAGAAGCCTTCGGCCTCTCCAGCTGTGGATAAAATTAATAAGGTTCTACCAGAAGGGAATTCCGCCGTTCCGGAAGACGAGGTGTTCGCCGAGATGGCTGCAGCAAAAGCCCGATCTGACAAACACCGTCTTGATAAACGCTATGCGGCGCAGAAACTGATACATGCGCAAGCTGAGAAGTTGGCAAAGAAATTCGCCTGGCTAAAGGGTGCGCCTGCTCGCAGGTCGCGGATGTCACACGATCAAATGTCGATAGGTGAATTTGACGGCATGCCTTCGTCGTGCACTATTCACGAGGCTATGGAATACGCCAAGAAGCGTGGTATGCGATCAGAGTTTGAAGAAAGAAACTGGAGTATTCCCCCCGGGTTCAGGGGGAATAAGGGCTAGGCTTCGTTCGTGGATAATGCTGCATCACCAGTTGGTAGCGCTTGAGTGGTGCGTGGTTCGCCAGTTGGCCAGCGATAACCGGTAACGCGTTCAGTCGAAAAAGCACGGATGTTGACTGCATCTGACTGATTTCCGCCGAGAACCAGGAGATCTCCATTCGGACGTTTGCCTACTACAAAACCGACATGACCGCCGCCGCTGCGGGTGAACACAACAACACACCCATAGATAGGCGCGTCAAGCTTTTCGCCCCAGTCGAGGTAAGACTTTGCAGACTCAAAACGAGTTGAGCGAATACCAACTCGCTCCAACATTGCACCGGTGAAAGCGGCACACCATGGCGTTTCGTCATCCTTAATCCCGCCGCGCTTAATGTCGCGCCAGAATTGCAAAATTTCAGGGTTATGTTTCGGCCCGTGGATTTCGGCAAGGCCAATGTGCTTGCGACCTTCAATCAGCCAACGAGGTTCGATGTTTGACATGAAAAAACTCCAATCTATTAAATGGAGCTGTCATGTTGCCGAGGTTGTGATTTCGCCGTAAAAGTGTGGTTCCCACCCTACCGAAATAACACACTCAATACCCTTCACATTCACGCCGCACCACGCGGCATATCTGGATGTGAGGGATATTACCTTTGGATCATTTACTCGAAACGATTAACGATGCCAAAAGCGTTGACCGGCTTATCGAGATCGTCAGTCGATTACATAAACCGCGCTTAAAAGCCAGTTTCGGCGTCACTAAGGTTGATGGCGTTAGTATTCAAACAACCCGCCGCGCCGCGAACAGCGCAGCCGTAGCTCTTCTTCATTCGCTTCCTCCCGGTTTTGATGGCAGTCAATTGACTGATGAGCAAAGGCAGATACTTGCAGGCTATACCGGGGAAGGTGGCCTTAACGATGGCGAAGGCAGCCAATACGAATATTACACACCTCAGTTTATGGCTGAGGGCATCTGGGACTTGTTCTCTGATTATGGGATTGGTGGCGGGCATGTGCTGGAATCGTCTGCTGGTACCGGCATTTTCCAGGAAACAAAAAAGCAAGGCATGGTAATGACCAGTGCCGAACTCTCTCCTATATCTGGCCGAATCAATCAGTTGCTGCACCCGGAAGATGCGGTGAATATCGGTCCATTCGAAGCGTTAGCGGCAAAAGACGCTATGTACGATCATGCTGTCGGTAACGTACCTTTCGGTGATGGCCGCTCTGGGGTGGCTGGTCTTGATCCGGCTTATGCAAATGAAAAGAACGTGGGGAACTATTTCGTACTGCGCACCATCGATAAGGTGAAGCCAGGCGGGCTCGTGGTGCTGGTGGTGCCCAACGGCATGACAGATGGGAATAAATACAAAAAGCTACGCGATAAAGTCAGTAGAAAAGCGGAATTCTTGGGTGCCCATCGAATGCCATCTGGCACGTTCTCCGAATCCGGTACCGACACGGTTGTTGACGTCTGGGTCTTACGAAAACATCCGGAGGAATTTGCCGAGCTCATAATTGACAGCAGCGATGCGCAGTTGCAATCCGCTAACGTGCTTTGGGACACTTTCGTAAAAGGGAAGTGGTTTATTTCGCCGGAAGGTAGCCGATTTGTTTATGGCGATATGGATCGCGCCAGCTTCCGTAATACGCTGGTGGTCAAGAAGGACGGCAGGGTTTCAAACGAGTCGATGAAAACTGCGTTGTCCCGTCGTTTTGATAGCCGTATCGACTGGGATTCACTGGGAGTAGTAACACCTGCGTGGCAAGGAGCAAAGCCCGGTGATAAGCGCCTAGTCGGAGACGTCTGGCATGAGTTTGACGGTATCCACTGGCATAAAGATTCCACCACGAGCAATTCCCGCCTGGACGCACAAAAGTACGGTGCTGGCAGTTTCGGTGATCTGCAGACCGCCTTCAAATCAGTGAAGGGTATCTTGTCGCTGTCTTGGGCGCAAATCTCTGCCGTTGCAGCAGATTATCCGCGTGCTATTGATGAAGACGTTAGCGCGATGATTCGCTTTGCCAAGAAGCAACGAGAAGGTGATCGTGAGCGAATTATGCGAGGCGCTCTAATTGGGCAGTTAATAAACAGGGCGCTTGATCTACGCAACTTGGGTGTGAGCAGCGATGACGAATTAGCCGATGCTGCCCGGTTGACTGCCGATGAAGTTGCGAAGTACGGCCCTCCACATGCGGTGAAATTAGGTGACATTACCGATGCCGGTGCAAAAAACTGGATGACCTTTGCGGGGAACGTCCAGAAAGACGGTACCAACTCGGATCTACTGGCCGGCCGCCTTGATGTTACCGAAGGCGCTGCGGGTATCGATTTCACCAAGCCAGAACAGGTTGTAGCGCATTTATTCAGTGATGTGGCACTCATGCCGATCACCCTTGAGCACTTCCGCGAAGTCTTCGCCGGTGAATTACCTGCTTCAGACGAGGACGCGCTGGAGTATTTGGCGAGATTCCCCGATATTGCTCTCGATGGGTATGGTTGCTTACTTCCTATCGGGCGCGCCACCAGCGGCGATATCACTACCAAGGTCGCCGCGCTTATTGCTTGGCGTGACAGTGCCACTGGCGAGCAAAAAGCCAACTTCGAACGTCAATTAGCTTTGATCGAAGAAAAGCGTGAATTTACACCGTTAAATAAGGTGACTGTAAATCTTAACGCGCGCTGGCTGGATCGCCGTCTGATTAAAGAATTCCTCGCGACACAGGGTTACGACGAGTTTAAATACACATCCTCAGATCTCGAAGTTGAAGACGGAATTCTGATATCCCCGGATGACTACGAAGGAAAAGACGGAGTATTTACCGGCTATCAGATGCGTACCGTTACAGGCCGGACAGGTAACGAGTTCAAAAAGGCTAACAACAAAGACGGATTCCTGAACCAGCTCGAAAACTATCTGAACGGCGTCAAACCACGTGGCCAGAACGCCAATGAATACCTCGATAAAATCGGCCAACTGGAAACCTCTTTTAATGACTGGTTACGCACCCACCCGCAAGCTGATGAGATAGCTCGCGATTATAACAATGCCTTCAATGGTTATATTCCGTTTGCGCATTCCAGCGCGCCTTTGGGTCTGGAAGGCATTAGTGGTGAAAGGCTGCCACTGACGTATCAGAACGAGGAGGTGCGCCGCCTTTCTGAAGATGGGCGTGGGATCATGGGGTTCGGTACCGGGCTGGGTAAAACAACGACAGCGCTAGCGTTGGAAGCATATAACTTCGAGACGGGCCGCACCAAACGAACCTGCATTGTAGTGCCTAAGGCTGTTTATCAAAACTGGTACCACGAAGCGCGCAGCTTCTACAGTGCTGAAGCCTTTAACGGCATGATGTTCGTCGGTTTGGATGAGGTGTTGGATGGTGAGGGTAAAGCACTTACTGCGCCGGTGCTCGATGAAGATGGTCAGCCTAAAATAAATAGCAAAGGCCAGCAGCTGTTCCGCAACGTCGTCAAAGAGTCAAGCAGCGCCACTATCGCACAGCGGCTCAACATCATCCCGTCCTCCAACTTGCGAATGGTTGTGATGACTAAAGAGCAGTTTGCCTCAATTCCGTTACGTGATGACACCATAGAAAAAAACTCGCAGCAGGCCGTTTTTAATGCCGCTGAGATGGGGCGTTTAGATCTTGCTTCTGGCAAGCACCGTGACGCGCAAAAGAAGAATAAAATCAAGGACCGTGCAGCTGATACCGGCACGACCAAAAAGCAAAACGTTCCATATTTTGAAGATATGAACTTCGACAGCGTAATCGCTGATGAGGGACACAATTACCGCAATTCCTTTGGTGCCGGGCGCGAAGCAGGCCAGCTTGCATACTTACCAAGTCCAGCTGTTTCCAAAATGGCCCGCGATATGGCCGTTAAAGCTGCGTACATGATGGATCGAAACAAAGGGCGTGGTGTTGTGATGCTTACCGCCACTCCCCTGGTTAATAGCCCTATCGATGCTTTCAACATGTTGTCGACCGTCATTCCACAGGCCGATTGGCTGAAAATGGGGATCATTACCCCGGATGACTTTGTACGTGTGTTCGGTAAGACCGAGACGGTTCAGGTACAGAAAATCTCTGGTGAAGTTGAAGAGAAGCAAGGGCTGGTAGGTTTCCAGAACCTTGATGGCTTGCGCGGTATTTTCCACAGATGGACCACGCTTAAAACAGCTGCAGATGTTGGCGCTACGGTAAAAATACCGGATATCGAAGAGCGCACGATTCAGATCCCTATGACGCAGGCTCAGCAGGAAGCTTATGAGGAACTGCGTAAGCGTGCACAGGAACTCAGTAGCCAAACAGAAACGATAGATGTCAAAGCTGCGGACGGCACGACAACCCAAATGATGCGCATCAAGGGGCCGAATGAGAAGCCGGACGATTTTATATTCTCGATCATAAGAGATATGGATAAGGTCGCCATTGATCCGGACCTATACGCCGGTGCCATTACGTTCCAGTTTCCGCTGGATAATGAGGGGGCTGTTAATGCCATTTCAGCTTCACTCCCTGCTGTAGCTGGTGGCAAAGAGGCTGATGACGCTGAAGAGGCTGAAGAAGATGAGGTTGGTGGCCTGGTCAGCACCCGCACCAGCAAGGTGGTCAAAACCGCTGTAACTACTTACCCTAATCACGTTGAACTGCGTGCCAGCATCTCACTTGAGTCGGATATTCTGAAGGCTATCGCCGCTGCGGGCATCTCTATGCAGCTGGTATCCCACCCGGTTCCGCCAAAATATGCCGCTCTGATTGAGAACCTCCGGGAGGGGCTAACGCGTGGTAAACAGATCGTGTTTATCGATGAAAAAGCCCAGCATCAGAAACTGCGCAGAATCATTGCAGGCGCGCTGCAGCTGCCGGAAGCTGAAATTGGCATTATCAACGCGACGACCGTTAGCCAAGCCGGTGGAGTGAAGCTGAAAAAGGTAAAGCGCCCGAGCGAACCGACGGCCAACAAAGACGGCGAATATAAAGACGGAGCCTGGGAGTCGTATTACAGCAAATTAGCACTGTACGAAGATTACGTATCCGCAAAAAATGATGCTGGCCTTGAAGGGATGGAAGGGATAGCTGCGGATTATAACGAGGGACGCACCCGGATCATTATCTGCAATAAAAAGGCTGAAGTCGGAATAAACCTGCATATAGGCACAACGGACATTCATCATCTGACGCTTCCATGGACGCCAGCCAGTATTGATCAGCGTAATGGTCGAGGTGCTCGTGTTGGTTCGCCTCAGGAGAAGGTTAACGTCCACTACTATTGCGGGAAAGGTACCTTCGATGATTTCCGCCTTGATACGCTCAAGCGCAAGAAAGACTGGATCAAGATGGTAATGACGTCTGATCTGTCCGAAGTGACGAACGGAGATGCAGATGATGCCGATGAGCGAGCGGTAATGCTGGCCGCAAACCCGGATGAGCGCCGAGCCATTATGGAGCGCCAGGCCCGCGAGCGCGATGAGCGCATTAAAGCTAAAGCCGTCCGAGAGGCTAATAACGCGCTCGACTCCTATCTAAAAGCGGCCAACGCCGCCGGTAAAGATGTCTCACAGATGGAAGCGGAGCTGGTCAGTCTACAAGAAAGGGCAGAAAAGACTCAGCTATCACTTGATCGTTTGATTGCTTCCGGGACTAATCGCAACGGACAAAAGTCTACTGTCGATGTTCTCCGTGACCAGAAAAAAAGGGTTCGTGAGTTACGTTTTGCTATATCTCGGGCAAAAGATGCGGATACCACGATGAAGCGGTCCCGTGGGGATATTGAACGAGCGATAAAATCCGGTGTGTTGGATATCGATATCGATGTGGTTCAAAACCCGCATGATTATGTACGAACGGCTAAAAACGTGCTTTTGCATAAGGGTAGTTATTACCGCGCAGTAATTGATGAATCCCGCGACCTGACGGCTATCGTGCGTATCACTGCTATAGAGGCTGAGTCAGAAGAGTACCAGTGCCGTATTGCGTGGTTGGATAAGGACACCTACTCGTCACGCTCCCCGGGTTCTACTGTGAAACTGCTGTTTAGCTCAGTTTTAGAGCCAGTGACCTTCGAAGAAGGAATAGCAGAATCACGCGAAAGAGCTGCAAGCGGTGTAGAGAGCCAGCACCTATCTGCCACTCTCAATGTCGACCAGTTCTATGATGCGATCCGCAACGATGTCATGACGGTAACAGGGCCGAGCCGAGGGGGCTGGAGTGGTCCAGAGAAAATTCATTACTGGCCATTCCGGGAGAAGAGCGGGGCGTTAGCAATCGCGTATATCCCTGATGGTAAATTCAGCAACTCTGGCCGCCGTCGCAAGGATGAGGATGCTATTGAGGCCGAACAGTGGATCTACCCTAACATCAATGACGAAGCTCTTAAACGTGAAATTACTCAGCACCAGAGTGGAGATGACGCGTTTCAGGCAAATGAAATTGAAGGTTTCCTTCGAGCATTGTTCGGCATGCAATACGACCGCGCGATGGAGCCTTATGGTAAGCAGGCCAGCATGGATGATGTTACGTCGATCTTTGATTCTTGGATGACTTCGCGCGAGCTCGATGGCCGAAGCCTGAACAGCGTCACAATTGAAGACCTGCGCAGCCTGTTTCGTAAACCTTCCGGAGAAGGCCTGGAAGCATTCTGGAAAGGGATTATCACAAATCGGCAGTTCCGCGCACAAATGAAGGACTTCAGTAACTCGTTCGACATTGATCGGATGTTTGAGCAGGTAAGAGATTCCCGCATAACCCACAAAATTCAGCAAACGAAATTAGGGCTGGTGGAGTGGCGTAACGCACTATATCAGCAATACCTAGCCCTTAGTGATTCGGAGGCCTGGGCTCAACTCGATAGTGCGGCTAAGCAAGAGATTCATGGAGCCCAAAGCACTGTGACCAATGCTGATAACCCACTGGAATCACCGGCTACCGTATGGATTAAGATCGGCGCGCTGATCCATGCGTTTGAGGCGAAATACATAACTGCTGATGATTTTGCTGATTCAGTTGCTGTCAACCGACTTGTGGGCATGGCGATAGGTCACGCCAAACGACTTAAAGCTGGTGAGTACGTAAATGATCTTCCTGCAACACTGCAGGGGGCCAGTTGGGAGGATTACGTATCCCTAAAAAATGGCGGTGCCAACGAGGACGAGATAAGGGCAGTTTTAGAGGCTCAGGAATCGGCTCGCGAACAGCAAGCTATCGATGCGTCAGACGCAGCTGATGCAGCTGCAGAAGCGGACTTTACAATCACCGTAAATGAAAACCCTATCCGTGGGCGGGCCCGGGTTCGTGGCCGCTGGTGGAGTGTAAGCGAGGACGCTGGAGCTGTTTACCTGATTGCTGACGTTCCTGGTTCCTCAACAATCCGCAAAGCGAAGGATGCCATCAAAGGAATTGGTGGGAAGTTTTGGAACTTTGAGGTTAACCCAGTCGCTGACATCGATTTAGATCGTCCGGCATGGATGGTTTCGACTCGCTATTCAATTGACGAAGTGCGCAAAATCATAGCTGAAGCAGCTTAATTATGGAGCGGCCCCGTGAGGGGCCGATAAAAGAATGACCACACTGATTGACACTGTTAAACCAACTGAAGCCTACATTGAAGAAATCCTGCCACAGGCGCTGGTGGATCGTAAAGAAGAAGAATTCGTTACGCTGTACTTAGAGAACATGTTTAAGCGGATATCAACCAATCCGGTGCTTTACCACCTATATGGCCCGTGGTGGCCAGCGCTAAAAACAATGCTATTAACTCGCGGGCTCACTGATTTAGGGCAAATCGTTGATAGTGATGTAGCTCAGATTTACCAAATGAGCCGACCGGCGCTAACCATTTTGGCTGCACAACTCTATGCAGATGAACGTTTTGCATCTAACTCGGTGAACAATCCAGTTCACATGTTAGAAACTGCCAGTTATGCTAACGACACTGAGCCATATATTTACACTTCATACGATGAGTCATTAGAAAAGTTCAAGTTAATGGGGGCGTGATGTATAAAAATCGTGCATTTACGATTGAAGATGTAAAAGCTTACGCTGAGAGCAAGGGCTACAACCTGGAATTTAAGCGCTATCACAAGGTATTCACCCTTACTAATAAAATGCAGCCCAAAAAATGGGGATGGATCTTCTTTCCTCACACTGAGGAGAAGTTGGTCGCAAAGGTTAATGACCTGGATCAGGCTGGCTGGCGAGTGGCTGTTGATTTAACCATCGAACGCATTGAAAAGACTATTACGGAAGTTTAGTGGTCTAATATATTGAATTTATTGCCGAGAATAGTTCTAAATATCGCCAATTGTCACAGCGCAAAGATAATACGTTTAATGTGAAGTAGCATCTTAAATGAAATTTTCAAAGGCTTCAGGTGAGCGATGGTAGGGAAGCGGCGACCAGCGAGGTCCAAAGCACTAAAGCGCCTGGAAGAGCGTGAATTTCTTTCCCCTCATGCCATCGCTCTGCGTTTACTGGAAAAGAATCCAGACCTGATTAAGGGCAACGGTGAACATTATGATCAAGTGCGCGTTTTGGATTGGCTGGAACGCAACATGAAAGATGTTTACCGCTATACCCATGCAACCCCCAATGGTGGGTTAAGAAGCAAAATTACCGCGATTAAGATGGTTGCCGAGGGCCAGAAGAAGGGCTATCCGGACCTTAGCATAGATCTTGCTCGCGGTGGCTATCACGGTATGCGAATTGAAATGAAACATGGTTTTAATCGGTTGACGACAGAGCAGATTGATTGGATGTCGCGTCTTTCTGATGCCGGGTATTACTGTTTTGAAGCCCGTAGTCCTGAAGAGGCTATAGAGGCGATTAAAGAATATGTCAGTCTTGATGAGTGGGGTTAGGGCTTTGTATTTGATGAATATCATGGATGTTTTACCTGTTGGTGCTGTCATTCTCGCTCGTCGTGAGAATTGGGTAGGTGCTCGTTTTATTGAGATCTTTAAGTTGAAAAATGGCACGCCGGATGTTCGATGCCCGATCACCGGTGAGCATGAGTTTATCCATCCAGCTGAATACGCCGCTGGGGATTGGGAGGCTATATCATGACGCGATTATATTATTGCTCATTGTCGTTCGCTGATGACGGCGGCCGTGTGCAAAGCACTACAATGAAAACGCCAACTAAGGTTATTACGGACAAAATGCTGCGAGAAGGACAAATGGCACTCGGTATGAGTGAGAACGCAGCGCTACTTGCGGCCTGTTGGCTGGGCAAGATGACTGATAAAGAGTATGCCGAAGGGGTTAAGCCCATTTCGAAGGTTCGGATTGCAAAATACGCGACGTATGCGCTAACGCCATTTCTGATAGTGGCACTCGCCGCTGTCCTAGCGCGCTTCTTCTGAACATAACCGCCAAATGGCGGTTTCTTTTTGGTTAAAATTCGCTATTTACTAACAGTTAATTTCTAATATAATTCGTTAGAAAATAAAACTTAGGAACGGCGAAATGTTACAACCAACTGCAGCGCAAACCACCAAAGAAGACATACTCATTGCTGAAATTGAATCAATGCGTAGCCAGATAGTCCTTATCCAGAAAAGGACTACTGGTGATGATCTGACTACCCGACTGTTTGATACAGCTTTAATGACCATTGATAGCCTGTTAGAGCGTTTCGATGAAAGGCTGAACGCAGAGGCTGAGGATTACAACGCCCTTGCGGATCGTTTCGAAGCTTTCCACGAAAAAACCCGCCAGGCGATGAATACGCTTTCCTTGGTCCTTAACGCGCCGGTAGACATCGACACTCTCGAACAATCTATTTTTGACCTCCGCAAGATACATACTGACACCCTTGAGCAGGTAGCACTTAAGTTCGACCAGCTGAAGGCTCGATCCGTAGCAACCGAAACAGAGCTTAAGCAGTACAAGAAAGCTTATCCGACAACTCTCACTGAGCGGATCGATTCTCTCGAAAAGGACAATCGGAGCCTCAAAAGGGAGCGCCGCGAGCTAAGAGAAGCGAATACTCAGCTAAACCAGAAATTCATAAAACAAACAGCGAACTTAACACAGGCGAATAAGCGTTTAACCCTAGCAGAAACCAAAGTCGAAGAGCTGCGCGCTCAATGCCATCAGATCGGGGAAGAGTTAAATGTGGCCGCCGGATTTGGTACGACTCCTGAATCGTTCTCAATGATTTTTAATGGCCATGATGCAGTTGGTTATATTCATACCCATCCATACGGATTGACGGCCACCAGCGCACTTAAAACCGAAATCCTGACAATGGCCAACATCCATTATCAGATTCGCACTACCGTTCTTCTTTCAATGGATGTCCTGCCTTCCATCTGGGGAGTGCCGATTTATGTTCGAATGGATGGTTTTGCTGAAGAGTGGAACAACGAGATAGACGAATGCTTGGCCGGTAAGATAATGACCTACCTCAAAGATGCGTTTCCAAAGCTGCATGCACGTATCGTTGCCTCTAAATCAGCTTCAGTGGACGAGCTTAAGATGCGTCCTGAGACTTTGGATGCTATCAGAAATTCAAAATTTGACACAGTACATAGCGTCGCTTGTATCCCGTCAGCTTTCCACGAACACATCCCGTTTATGCAGGGGGAGCAGCGTAGCGAAGTTATTAATGCTTGCCGCGTTTGGGCGGATCAGTGGGATAGCGCTAACGGTGGGGTGGAGCAATTGTACGTTGAAGCCAAAACGAAGAAGGCTCCCAAGTTCAACACTGTTAGAAAATGATAATTTATTTACGCACAAGGGTTGATTAGGTAGCTTAGCTTACATACAATCCATTCTGTTGTCGGTGCTGGTGGTTAAACTTATTTGCTTGCTACTTTCGCTAACGATTAGCACCGACAAATTAAAATGTTAGAAAATTGTACTGATGCGCCGTTCCATAAGCGCCGCAGCACGCAAAGAGGATGGTCTGGCAGTAGTCATAAATCTGTGGGCCAGGTTCGGGCTGTTACGGGTCATCCTCTTTGTGTGAACTGCAAAGATCCACAAACAGTTCGATTCGGGCCGCTCCTGATGCGTTTTATTACCTTTACGCTGGTGGAGTGAATTGGAGAAGGTGAACGGCATGTAGCCCTCCCTGTCACGGCAGTGAACGCGGTTGACGACGTAATCCCGCGCATAGAATGCCCCGTGAGGCTCAAACCCCGTCCGCCTGGCCCTCGTAAGGGGCTAAAACACGGTGCAAACGTGACGCAAGACTGGCGAGGTTTTTTATCTTTAGCCTCGAAAAGACGCCAGCGGCCAGGTTGACCAGACGCCTGAGTGGCCGTGCCGGGATAAGCGCCGGTAAACATTCTCAACATGAAAGCGCACTGCTTTCTACCTCTGTGGGGACAGGGTTTTTGCAGGGCAGTGTGTTTTCATGTTGCGGTAATGCGGCTCAGCGCACGCGGTAATTAGTGAAGTCATTTTGCCATTAGATATCACCTTTTCCTTATGAGGCCGCTGGTGGTTGTTCACTGACCGAACCAGCAGGGGGAGGCACCCCCGCCGCAACAAATTATTGCTGTGTGTAGTCTTTGCCCATCTCCCACGGTGGGCATTTTTTTAGAACACAACAGGTAAGGTCATTTAGTGCTATGGGTTGTCTACTTTGCATTCAATTTGAAGGAGTGCATTGCCTCGCAGTAAGTGTCCTTTCCGTTGTGGTGAATTGCAGCTCTATGAAGCAACCAGAAGATAAGCGCCTGGCACCACAGCACACAACAGAGTGAATCATTCTTGCCTCTGGTCCGGCATCGCGACTGGTGGGGGCGGGTAGCCACGCAAGCCGTAGCGCGATACGGCCCGAGTGGAGTTAAGCGAGGAGAACCTTATCGGGGGAGTGAAGCCCCGGGGGGATGGTTCACCCTGTTGTGGATGTAGCTCAATTGGAACAGAGCGCCTCCTGAAGGGGGAGTTGAGCGCTACCCAAGGATCATAACCCAGGGTATCTCATGCGGTCCGGCCGGACGTTATCTGGGTTCGAGTCCCAGCGCCACAGCACTATCAAACATGTAGGAACGGTTATGCAAAGAGCTATTTTGAGGGTGTTCGGGCTAGGTTCGATAACTCTCATAGGTATCACCCTGATGGTCGCTCTGTTCGCCGAGCCTAACATGGCCACAGGTAAGACATTGCTCTACTACAACCTGCTCAATACTGCGATCTGGTTTGTCATAGCAGCCTTGTCACGGAAAAATTTGAACGTATTGGGTGTTTAGATGAATTTCTGGGAGTTCTTCGATAAGAATCCAGGTTGGACGATTCTGGCGCTACTGGTGGGTGCATATTGCGTAGAACAAACAGCTAAGGCGCTGCGCAAACCTAAGACTAAACCCAAACGTAATTGAAAAAGGCCCTTTAGCTCAGCGGTTAGAGCTGTCGGCTCATAACCGATAGGTCGCCGGTTCAAACCCGGCAGGGGCCACCACTTTGGTTGTAACGATGCAGGCTGGGTGTATGGCACATGCACCCATTAAGCAGTCCGGAACAGTAGCGGGACCTTTAACCGCTGTCTTACTGCTTTTCGGGTAGCTGGAATGTGCAATGTCTCCCACTGTCCTGGGTGCGGCGATTCACCATCGCGACGGTTCGGTGTGACGGCCAGGTAGAGACTGGCGCAAAATCGAGAGGGTGTTATTCATTCAGCGTCCTTGCTCTCGGAATAGCGTTGGTGAAACATTGTCTGGACGAGCAAATAACATCCTCCCCATTTTGAACCATTCGAAGACTTTCACGGCCAATAGGCCACTCAAGTAAGACGTGATGAAACCGAGCCGGTATGACCGGCTTTCGGCATATCTGCAGTAAGGGGAATGACGTGGCAAAAGCTGTAGAAATGGTGCTATCGGAACAGGATCAGGTGCTCAGTGATTTCCTTGGTCGCCGGTGGGACTGGAGCAATCAAAAACATGATTTTTACACAGCCCTGGTGCGTAAAAAGTTCAGCGTAGACACTCAGATTGAGGGAGCGCGCACAAGGGTGTCAGTTACGGCATTTGGGTTCACTCTATCCGCTGTAGACGAAGAACCATTTAAGGCATTGGCAGAAGCTGCAGTGAGAACGATACGATTCCATGAAGCCACCACGAATGGGGATATTCAGCTGGCCAAAGAGAGCGTTACGTTTGCCACAGCTTACCATTGGCTTCTCCGGGGATTGGACATAAGACGGGCCAACTGGCCGAAAGGGAAATATGTCTCGCTGATCATGGGGATGGTGGGGGATCAAAGCAGCGTAGCGAGCTTTATGCCGGACGAATTATTCCAAGTGGTATCAGGTACGTCCTTACCAATGATGCCACGACTGGTGATGACTGATGGCGAACAGCAGGCGCGATATGATTGGTGCGCGATTGGTGTCGACATCATGGCTACTGATTGGGAGGCATTCTGATGACCGGTTTACAAAAATCAAAACGAAAAATCAGTTTCGGATATGCACGAATGTGATTATCAGTGCATTAATTTTCTAACGAATTTCAACATTTAGCTAGTCTACCTGCAATTCATTAACCCCGTAACATCCCTCCCGTGAAGTTTTCCCCGGAGGGATGAATGGGCCAGATTAGTAGCGCTGAAATAGCAGACATCATGTTAAGGCATGGTGATTTTCTCACGGTGACGGAAGTTACACGTCTTGCCGCATCTGAATACCCCACACTATTAGTCACTCGCGATCGCGTTACTAACATCATTCGTCACTTCGCTCGCTCCAAACGCGCTCAATGTGAGCGAGAGGAGGGGGTTTACCCGCATCGCTACCGTTTGCACGGCCTTTATGGCTATCAGTTCAAGGTCCGTGGCCGGATTCCTGACTACGGCAGCCTAATGGTGGAAAACACGTCAAAAGCGCTGGTGGAGAGCTCGGAGCGAAATCGCCGGGAAGTGGTCAATATGGCTAACCGTATCTGGAACAGCGCCGTTCGCTCACGTAAGGCCACTGCATGAGCGGCATTAGCTGGGATGAGCACCGTGAAAGGTTCGCGGCGCAACGTGCGGACACCGGAATTACTATCAAAGAGTACAGCGAGCAAAACGGCCTGAGTTTCAACACGGCCAGAAAACACCTGAACCTGAAAAAGAACTCGGCAATGAATGCTGATCAGGCAGGGGATCATTTAGGGGATCATTCCGGGAAAACGGTTAAAAAAACACGCCATCCAAGAGCAAATAACAAACAAAATACGGCTAATAATAACTCAAAACTTACAAAAACTGACAAATTGGCGGGTGATAAATCATTCCGTGCAACCCCAAAAAAGCGCACATCTGATTCCAAGTTACAATCCAATAAAAACAATAGGATAGACAATGGAAGAGCCGGATCATTCGATGCCAATGATCCGCAAATGATCCCCGAAAAGGTAGCTAAAAAAGGGATCAAGAAAACGGCGAAAGCAACAAAGGGGCAAATGATCCCCTTGCTTGGTTCTAACGTCGTTGCATTACCTTCCAGCGAAGCTACCAAAAAGATGCTCGAACAGGGGCCAGAGCACCATCTGCGCCTTGTCATTGAGATGGCTAACGAGTCAGCGCTTCGATACCGGGCAGCGGTTGATCAGGAGGCAGCGAGGCTTCAGGAGGAAATAGATGATATTCAACCTGGTGATGAGATAGAGGGCGTGCATCCCTCAATTAAGTTGCGTGGGTTGTTAGAAGATTCCGCTTACTTCATGAATGACTTCACCAGTCGCCTGGCCGCCATCTATCAGGGCGAAAGTAAGCTACAGCAGGGTGCAGAGAAGCTCAGGCAGGCTGCGCGGCAACAGCAATTCAAAGAGGCAGAAGCTCAAGAGAAGCTGGGGCTAGCTCGTGAGCAGATGGAGATGAAGCGCAGGGACTTAGAGCACCGCATAGGGGCAGACGCACGCGCGGCTCGCGTCATCGCCACAGCTCTACGTATGCGTGAGCGCGAGGAACTGGATGATATTGGTGTCGCTGAATATATTGAGCGTCAAGGCGTATCCGTTCCGGCAATGTTGGCCGCCCAGGCTTTACGAGCTATTGCCGCTATTGAACCACCAGTTGCCGATAACACTGTAGATGAAGAGCAGCTTGAAAAAGACGCACAGGCATATCATCAGCAGCAGAGAGAGCACCCAGAATGGCTAGCCAACCGCCGTGCTGAAGTGGCGAAAGTGGTTGAAGAGTTAGGTTGTGGTGATATCGATGCCACCGGCGATCGCAAGGCCGGTGAGTTTGACGCCGGTGATGAAGATTTGGATCTGGACCCGTCAGCCACCAGCGACATTTATGATGTTCCAAATGATGCGTATGACGATGATGAAGAGATAGCGATTGACCCGCCGGAGGAGGTTTAATGTCCGGCGCAAGGAAGCTTAAGTGTGTCACTACCGACCCTCGCTGGCGCGATATGGCGGTTAAGTACCGCTATGACTATGCCCGCGCCGTTGTAGAGCTCTTCGGGATGATGCCATCACCCCAGCAGCAGGAAATCATTGAATCCGTTCAGGGCGTCGGCAGCCGAACAACGGTAACATCCGGGCATGGTACGGGTAAGTCGTCGCTTACGGCTATGCTACTACTGATCTATATGATTCTGTACCCCGATGCCCGTGTGGTTATCGTGGCCAACAAAATCGCACAGGTTAAAACTGGCGTATTCAAGTACGTGAAAACGTATTGGGCCAATGCCATTAAACGTCACGGATGGCTACAAAACTACTTTGTTTTGTCGGATACCATGTTCTATGAGCGCTCGCGCAAAGGTATCTGGGAAGTTCTCTGCAAGGGCTACCGCCTCGGTAACGAAGAAGCGCTGGCAGGTGAGCACGCAGCGCACTTGTTACTAATTCTCGATGAAGCCTCTGGTATCTCCGACAAAGCGATCGGGGTAATGACCGGTGCACTGACAGAGCTCGATAACCGCATGCTGATGCTGTCCCAGCCGACACGTCCAAGCGGTTACTTTTACGATTCACACCATACCCTCGCAAAAAACCCGGATAATCCAAACGGTATATGGACATCCATTGTCCTCAATTCCGAAGAATCTCCCTTCGTTACCACACAGTTCATCAAGCAAAAGCTGTTGGAGTACGGCGGGCGTGACTCTCTCGAATACATGGTCAAGGTATTGGGTCAGTTCCCGCGCGAGATTGCTGGTTATCTGCTGGGACGTGATGAGTGCGATCGAGCTGCTCGCCGACGCGTTCTGCTGGAAAAAGGTTGGGGATGGGTGGCGACCGCCGACGTCGGCAATGGACGCGATAAATCTGTCCTCAACATACAGAAGGTATCCGGGCATCGGGAGAAACGACGTGTCGTTAGCTTCAAGATACTGGAGATGCCAGGTACTATGGACCCGCTGGCATTTGGGGACTTCATTTTCAATGAGTGCACACCGGATAAATACCCGAACATAACTATTGCCGTAGATGCTGACGGCTTCGGTTCGGATACGTGTGCCCAGTTGGTTCGCCGCGGCGCTAATCCTGTGCGCATACGCTGGGGTAAGCCTATGTTTGCGCAGAAAGATAAGGATCGCTTCGTAAACCAGCGTGCCTACGCGAATATTATGGCCCGTGACGCGATTAAGTCAGGCAGAATGCGCATTGACGCGAGTCCGAAAACAGCTGAGCAAGCCTCAAAAATCCCATACATGATGAACGAGGAAGGGCGTCTTGTGATGATGCGTAAGGAGCACATGCGCCAAAAGCTAAATATCAAATCCCCCGATCGCTGGGACACTTACTGCTTCACCTTTATCGTGGATTACGTGCCTGCAGATGAAGATGTTGGGGGAGAGATGGAAGCATTCAGGGAGGAAGCGCTATCCAGTATGGATGTGGTAGACCTGGATTTGTAAGCCCCTTCCTTGGGGCCTTAGCATTAGTCTGTGAATTCACCATCACGTAATTGGCGAGTGCCTTCAATCACTTCATAGGCACGGTCCATCCCTTCACGCATCAGCTCCAGCGTTCGATCGTGGTCGTTAGAATATGCACCTACAAAAATGATGAATTCCAATTGAGGCGCGCCCATTTCCGGGTAGCAGCCAAAACTATGGAAAGCAGCCTGCCATTTTCCAGAGGTATTGCTAGGCACGTAAAAAACCTGAGCTGGCCGCATGCCGTCCATGAACTCTTCATGCGTTGCTTTACCATTAGGATCATCATTTACTCGTGCATGCCCATCGAAAAAGTAATTGCTGACACTCTGCAATCCTTCAACGTATGTGACCTTGCCAGAGTACGTTTCTTTTACAAGCAGATAGACTTCACGACGCTGAATCGTCATTTTTATTCCTTTTGCTGTGAATAGTTATGGCTTAGAAACCTCTACCTGCAAGCGCAGGAATTTATTAGTGTTTATTTTTTAAGTTTGGCCGCGCGAGGGGTGTAAACCTTCGCTTCGCCTTGTGCCTTCTCGAAAGAGATGCCATGACGCGCCTCTATCTCTTTTCCATACAGGGCACGGGCGCTGCGGAGTTTGATTTTTCCAATATCATCACCGGCGGCCGCAATGGCATCAATCAATTCAGCGTCCATAGTGTTCACCTTTTCAAGCATCACGCGGGCATTCTTGAACTTTGCCACCATGACAGGTCTAAGCGCTGGTGGTGCATCGCGCAGACGCTCGGCTTCCAGCTTAGAAAATTTAGCTGTGCGGGCCTCAATGCACTTCTGAATGTACGATCTGGTCATGCTGGTGCGCTGTGCCATATCGAGATCACTGACTCGGTATAACTTGTACTCACCAAGCGGGGCGCATGGTACAGGCAACACATCATCGTACATTGTTGCGCTACGGCGTTCCGATTGATCAACTACTGGTACGTGTAAGCCCGGTATTTGTGCAAAAATCAGCGCCCCGTGGGAGCCGACACGGTAACGAGTAAGAGCTCCACCTTTAGATTTCGCAGTGCCGATTACCGCCTCGGTAAAGGAAGTTTTTCTAACGCGAAACTTTGAACCAGCAGGTTCATTTTCAAAGATTTTTCTCTCGGCAAGCATAGGGCGAATCACTGGTGCCAGCACCGGAGAAGCACGTCCTTTTTTGATAATGGAATCGTACTTTTTCAGGATCTGCTCGCGCGTAAGTGTAGTAGAAGGCGTCGCACGGCGATGATAAATCTGGGTGGCCTGTGCTGTATCCTCGACAATAAATGGTACTGGTAGGAAAGTTGGTTCAGGGATGGCAAGCGTTGCTGCGCCCTCTTCTGCCAGGCATAAGTCAGCAAACTCCTGCCATTTCCGTAAACACTCTCTCGCTTCGTCCAGAACCGCACCGTCTGAGGTCACAGCAATGAAACGGAAGGCATCACCATTACCATTGGTGTCATGGAACACTTCATGCTCCGCCAAAATAGCCCGCCAGCGCTCAGCAACGGCGATGAAATTTCGGTATTCCTTTTCAAGTGCAGTTTTCTTCATAAGCCCTCAAAATGTTGTAGGGGTTTTCTAATATAAATCATTAACGGCAAATGTATCCGCTTCGCTCAGGTTCGTAAATAGGATGTAGCTGTATATTCGTTAGAAAATATCAACCGCCCTCACTGATCAATCACATTGCTATTGATCGTTATGGCCTATCAGCCAATAAATGCGGGGTGTTTTGAAACCCGTATAAATATCCGGCGCTTAGAGGAATTCCTAACTTTAAATAATTAGCATTATTTAAAGTTAGGTTATAATGTAGAGGAAATGAGCAAACCTGATGCGCGTGACAGAAATCGCTTCAAAGACGAGGCGTTACAATTTTTATAATTACTTATAACTACCCTGTCATTTTTCTATTTTTCACGTAGCGTCACCAGTATATAGAAAGGTAATAGTTTCATGAGTGATCTAATCCTAAAAAGTGATAACGCTGGCTTCCTTCGAAATGTCGGTAGTCAGCACAAAGAGGCAGCGCAAAATCTCCTTCATTTTCTGCGCGACCAAGGAGCTTACTCAAAGAACACGCTTCGCGATCTGCGCCTGGTCTTTGAAGCATGGGTGCGCTGGTGCTCTGCGCGCGGGTTGACTTGGTACCCGATAGATCCTGAAGCTGTGAGGGAATATCTACTGCAGCTCTATAATTCCGGCCGCGCCTCGACCACAACGGACAAACATTACGCCATGCTCAACATGTTTCTTGCACAGTGTGGCCAGCCGTCTCTGGCCACCAGCAAAAGCGTATCACTTCTGATGAGGAGGATCAGGCGTGAAGCAGTAACGGAAAACAATGAGCAAACCGGCCAGGCGGTACCGTTGCATTGGGATGACCTCAGGCTGCTTGATGTTTTACTTTCCCGTTCCGGTCGGCTGGTAGACCTCCGCAACCGAGCTTTTCTTTACGTAGCATATAACTCACTGCTGCGAATGAGTGAAATGGCCCGTATTCGGGTGCGTGATTTAGAAATGATAGGTGACACTGTAACGGTTCATGTGGGCCACACCAAAACGAGTGTTACGGCTGCAGGCATAGAGAAGCGCTTGGCCCGCTGTACCACGTCCGTTCTTGAAGACTGGCTCAAAGCCTCTGGGTTGACCGAACATCCCAATGCCGTTCTCTTTCCGCCGGTGCATCGCTCTAATAAGGCAAAAGTAACAGATAAGCCTTTGACGGCACCGGCGCTTGAAAAAATATTTAGTGACGCATGGCAACTTGCGGGCAAGCGTGACGTAGCGGCAAATAAAGGTCGTTATAGGACCTGGACCGGACATAGTGCACGTGTCGGTGCTGCAATGGATATGGCAGATAAACAAGTTTCTATCGTCGAAATAATGCGCGAAGGCACCTGGAGTAAACCGGAAACTCTAATGCGTTATTTAAGAAAATCTTCAAAGACTGTTAGTGCAAACAGCAAGTTAATGGATTCCTAAGTGGCATTTTCTAATAATAACTTGTAAGCAGTGTATTTTCCTGTAAATTACCCTCGAACCACAGGAGGGTGAATTGCAGGACTCAATTCAGAGCACCAGCCGCTTCGACGTTGACGGCGTTGTTGTAACATTCGCCGCCGGAATTAAACGCCAAAAGCCCGTAGTCGTTTTCGGCATTTATACCGGTCTTGAAGCGGTCCCTGTATTTTCTCTCGATAAAGAATGGCAGACCATTGAAGGCGCGATCCATTACGTCCAGCATGTGTCTGTCGTAGCTGCCGAAAAATTCCTGGCCCACTATCAGGAACATTACCAGGCTATGACTGAACAGGTTAACCGCGTTTTTGCGCGCGAGCATACCGGCTTTATTGCCCCGGACACCAACAAGGGACGATTCCCTTCCCGGGGGTGTAAGTGATTTATCCAACACTCAACTGTTACCCATCCTCTTACCCAGAGCTATCTAAGCAGTTGGTGGCGTTCTTCATTGATGCCTCTGGTGAATGGGTGCCTCCGTGCAATATCTACCCTTTCTTTTTGGCTGATGGAGAGTTTCGCGCCCGCAATGAGTTACGCAACCTCTGCCAGCAAGGAATCTTGCGCAAGGACGCGCGCGGCTATCAGCTGGCCATGCCCGTTGAAGAAGCCCGGGCGATTTTTGCTTACAAAGAAACGGCTACTCAGCGGTTGATGATGGCCGAAATACTCCATAAAGGCTTTGTTTACGCTCGTCAGTTCCAACTGGCAGGCAAGGCCGATGCTACCCAGTTTCTACGCGCCGCACGCGCGCTGGTGGCTCAGGGAGTCATACAGAGTGATTTGGTGCCAGCTCCGCGTGTGGGGCACATTAAGCGCCGGATATACACCTTCACTGAGAAGGCGAAGCGGAATGGTTAATGTCACTGTAAGCAAGAAAAAGCTCTTTCAGATGCCCAAATTCCTTGGCCTTAAGGTGGTTCACGCTTCGCAAATCATTGACGTTCTGTCGTGTCCCAGCTCGGATCTTGCACGAATCATGCTCCTTGAGCCTGCCGGGATGTATGTTGACGTAGAAAAAGAGTTCATAGAGCTACTATCCGTAAAATCTGGAGGATGGCTTATTTCCGATCGGGCTGGCTCGCTTTCATATTGCCCCTCAAAGCGATTCCATGACGGTCATTCACTGGTTAAACAGGAGCCCTGCTGGGGTGAACTGGCGCAATACGCTATCAACCACACTTTAACCAGTGCTGAAAAGATGGACTCGATATGCAACTCAATATTTGGTGGTCCCAGCGTAGGTGAAACTGTAGCTGCTGAAATTGATCTCGAAGCGGCCGATTTCTCAGACGCCCTTATGTGGCTTAAAGAAGGGAAAAAAGTCTCTCGTAAGGGCTGGAATGCTGGTGGCCAACACTGCTGGATGGTGCATGCAGCTGATGATTCTCCATATGGAGATCATTTTGCCCTTTTGAACGCCCAAAACATGGTCGTCCCCTGGCAACCATCCGTAGGGGATGTATTGGCTTGCGATTGGGTGGTTGTTGCATGACACATAACGAGCTTAATGATATAGCGCGCCGCTGGCTTCTTCGAGCCGAATCAGGGCGTGGCCCGGGCTGTAAGATCGCTCTCAATGAGGTGGGGGCCGTCGGTGATTCAGAGCGAGCTGACGCATGGGGCTATCGCTGGGGATACCATGGCGGTAGCGTGCTGGTGGAAGTGAAGGTGTCACGTTCTGATTTCCTCAGGGACAAACACAAACCCCATCGGCAGGCGGGCGGGCTGGGTGATTACCGCTACTACATGTGCCCGGAGGGGATCATAAACATCGCAGACCTTCCTGACCGCTGGGGGCTGTTGTGGGTGAATAAGCGCGGGCACGTAAGACTAATGGCAGGACATATCTGTTGTCTGGTTGGTAATAGCTGGGGCGGTAATCGTGATCTGGCATGCTTCTGGGCGCATGATTCCGATAAGGATGCCGAGCGCGGGCTGCTGTCTTATTTACTTCATCGGGTAGGTGATCCGGACGCTCTTTTGCAAGAGCAACGCTCATATCTCCGTGAGAACCACCAGCAGGCCACCAAGATCAACGAGCTGGAAAAGCTGCGCCGCGAGGATTCCCACACCATTTACCGATTACGTCGGAAACTGGAGGCCGCCGGTATTGACATGCCTGAAACACGGCCAGCCAACATGCTGGGTTTTTAAGAGAGATAATCATGAAAGAAAACACCTCCAATCATTACCTTTTGCGCAACGGATTACTGGTTGAAATAGGCGCAGATAAGTCCTTCCCGTTCATCACTATTGAACGCGCCGTAATGAGCTTTTTCGGTTACAGGGAAGAGGAAGATCATGAGAATGGCGTCGCCGTCTGGTCAGAAGTGGGCGGCGGCGGGCGCAATTACATTACTGCTCGCAGAGACGATATGACGAACGCAGAGCTGATCGAGCACGCGCAATCTTTCGGCTGCAGATCGTTGAGTATAATGACCGACTATGGCATCGCTCAGGATCTTATCAATGCCCTGAACCTTCACATTAGCCCCATAATTTTCCAAAAGGGCTCACTGGCTGGGTGCTGGCGTGTAGAGCGTTTATCTTCCTATGACCCACTTAATAAAGAGCGTAACGGCATACTCAGCGGCGTGAGTCAGCCGGTGGCCACGGAATCGCCAAACCTCCTGCATGCGGTGTATGCAACAGCTTGTCGGGTAATGGGGTTAGGTAAGCAGATTTTTATCCAGTTCCCGAATGGCCCAGATGGAGAAGCAGAGTTGCTGGCGTGTGACTTTGAGCTGGTGGGGGAGATTGCCGAATACATTGGCCATAGCCTGTTCCATGCCCCTTCGCTCGATATGTACGCCACATTGGGTACGGCGGAAAAAATCCCCCCGGATGTTAAGGCGGCCGCCGTTGAAAAAGCGCGTTTACAGTGTCTCGCGGCGATCGCTCACACTGAGTGATAAGAGCGGTGGGCATTTCGCCCGCCCGTTCAACTGACAATGCCCCGGATGAATCCAATAAATTGCTCATCCACCAGTTGCTGATCACCTGGTACGTATTGAGGGTTGCTGGCGGGCACTACCACCACGGGATCGGCACCAAACTGATCTGCAGTAATGTCCACAACATATGCGCCTGCAGCCGTATCAACCTCAAGCCAGTAATGGCCGTGACCACCAGCAGCATCGAAATAACCGCCGTCGCCTTGCCCATCGCCGCCTTTCTGGGTGACTTTGTATCCTGTGCGGCTTTCCAGCATCATCTTCACGAGGACAGTTGAGTAAGCACAAGTCCCCTCAGTGCTAACCCCAGGTTGGCAGTCTTCCAGTATGGCGATAAAAATTAATCGGGCAACATTGGCCACAGCTTTCAATTCATCGACCGGCCCGGATATGTGAAGTTTGCGCCAGGCTGGATCATCTAACTGGCTTTCGTAACTTCGTAGATCTAACATTACTCCTGTCCTTCAGCCGTCGCCCGGTCGCTCATTTCCTGCATCTGAAACGGTACCGATTTACCATTACCAGGTTTCTGGCCCAAGCCGTTGATGATCAATCCCTCTTTGGGATTGCAGCCTTCAGCTGCTATGTCCTGCTCTGCCGGAGCGTCGAGTTGGTTACTCATGGCCCTCCCCTTTATGTGCATTGTAGTGTCCGCGGTTACTTTATCATGGTTCACGTTGGAGTTAGGCAGGCTACGCAGATAAGCGCCTAGCTGCGCCCGTTGATAGCCAATGCCACCACTCGTTTGTTCGATAATGATGCCGTTATCCAGCAAGCCAAGTTCAATACGGCGTTTAATCGCTGCTCGCATCACTCGCTGATAGGTTTTGCCACCAGCCAGCAGTATTGAGTGAACGCCAGTTGGCCATCTTATTGAGTCAAGATCAGGCAACTTCGCAATCATTTCATCTGCACGCGCTTCTGTCATGCACTGTTCATAAGGTTCGATAACACGGTCAGCTTCAATGAAGCCGTGCTTTGCCGACAAGATGACAATTGCAGGATGTGTTGCGGGTACGTTCGCGCGGAATGTTGAATACATAACTCCTTTATAGAGGTCCATAGCCGGGGCCGCCTCCCTGCCCTTTGTCGCCGAGCAAGCCATTATTATGAGGCTGGAGACGTTAATATGGTCATGGTGAGCCAAGGCTTGCCCCCGGCGTTCTATCACCTTCTTGCCATCACCACGGAGCGAGAAACGCACTCCAGAGCCCAGGCGGCGCAGCGTCATGATCTGTGCGTGCGTGATCGGCTTAAGAAGTGTCATACCTTCGCCCTCGTCAGTGGTTTACGCAGGCTGGAGATCTGACGAATCACGCTAGCAAAGCCATTATGCGGGTGGCAGGCGCTGAATGTGCCGTCCTTCTCTTCGGTGTATCCGTCAGTTAGCTCAGTTAACAGCGCTTCAGCCTGCTCCAGCAGCGCGGCAGCTTCATCACGCAGGGCGGTGCGTTGCTCTTTTTCGGTCAGCGGAACTGGCTCCCCGGCGACCTTCCTCACACGCAAGAAGGACTGCGGCATTTCGTCCTCAACCACCAGCAGCACCTTTTTCAGCTCAATTTTAATACGCTGCTTACAAGCTACAGCTTTAAGACTTCCAGACTCCTGCTGATACGCGCCAGGGTTGTACGGCACTAACAGAATGGACTCTCCCAGCGGCAGCTTATTCAACGCAGTAACGGCTTGCGTGCGGGTGGCATAGTTGCGATATACGGTCATTGGATTGCCTCCAATTCGAGGGCGCTGGCGAACGCTTCCCGTGTGTGGCAGCTGGTGGCGGTGGAGAGTGCTTGTCGTAAGCACTGCTCATCGTATCCATCAAAGGTAAACTGGATGATCTTGTGTTCGAGCCGATCTTTTGCCTCATACAATTTTGCATCCTTGTTGTTGCTGAGGAAGCGCAGCATGTAATCGGAAATAATCCGCAGTGGAGAGGTTATGTCAGTGTTTGCCGCAGCAGGCACTTCGTTAATCGCCGCGAGTAATTTCGGGTCTGTTGGCTCAAGATTTTCAGTTGTGGCCACCAGCTCGGCAAGTGTGGTGATCTCTTTGTTGAGTATCGGTTTCATCGCGTTCATCCTTATTTTTATCTAACTCATCTGACGAGTAAATATTTACTCATTTATGGAATTAGGTCAATGGGATTGAGTAAATATTTACTCAAAAACGGATGATCGGTATTATGTTGCTTTCTGAAAAAAGAGGTTCAATCCATGAAAGTGAACTATGTGAGGAAGAGCACCGGTACGCGAACGACGATCGTTATTCCCGATCATCTTTGCCAGCTCTGGTTGGCCACAACTCCCTCCGACGCGATAACACGGGATACGCAACGCATTAAAGAGCGTCTGGAGTTACTTGACGAACCGGGAGAGGGAGAACCTTTTCAACGCCTGGCTGAGTCGGCGCTGGTGGCCGACATTCAAGCGTACCAAGCCCGGTTGCTTGCGGACGGTGAGAACATGAAAGATCGCATTATTGATGCCCTCCTCCCGTGGCTTCAGGGGGCCGTCGAGCCAACAGCGACCGCTGTAGAGGTGTTGAAGGCGATCGAGCGGTTTAAATCGGTCCCTTGGTCAATAACCGAATCGTTTGAGAGCCTACAAGAACAACGCTACGCCGACCAAAAGGACTAAGTGCGGGTACTTGGAGTTCTGTGAATTGTGAAGGTCACTACGCCCTCAACATGAACTTCATTGAGCTCCTCACCCGCTATTATTTTCCCGTCGTTTTCTCGCAAGGTCGCTCCATGGACCCTGGCAAATAGGTTTCGCCCGAACATCGAGATCAGCACCATATCACCCTGCTTTGCCTTCATTGACCGGTTAATCACTGCGTAACCGGTCGTTGTCTCAATAACAACACAGTTACTGTCTATCTGGCAGATCCTATCTATGGTTAACCTAGACTCTGCGTAATCAGTTGCAGGAGAAGGAAATCCCATCTAACCCTCCAAATTAAAATCATCATCCCAGTCAGGTAGTTTGCTTACTTTTTCGTAGGCATTTATATAGTCAATACCTTCACCCAATGAGGTCGGCCGTTCAAACTCAAGCTGAAAGTGATCGTCATAAGCCCTCCCGAACCACCAGCCTCCCCCATATTCACGTTTGCGCTGTATGAAGGTCCATTTTCCCGGTGTGATGTAAGGGATATGAGTCCCTCGCGGAATAACTTCATATTTCAGATCCTTACCCATAACGGCCTCACGCGCATGAACTGTATATATATACAGTATATTCAATACTAGGCACTGATCCAAATCGTGTAGTGAGCGAAGTAAGCAAATGTCAAAGCGCAGCGGTCGCTTCTACGCCACTGTATTTTGATGTAGTCTATTGTTTTTATTAGCGTTAGGTCGAAAAAATGATAAATAGAAAATTATTCATCTCTGCTTTGGTTATCACCCTCACAGCATGCAGCGCGGATAAATCGGATAAAGATCCGCAGCTTGCAGCAGCAGAACAATGCGCAAATACCATCATGACGAAATCGAAGGCTCAAGCAGCAAAAGGAATCAGCGGCCAATACAAGTTCACCTCAATACCTCGCGCGACCTCAGCTAGTGATGGAGCAGTCGTTTCAACCGAAATCAGGAGTATTCCGTATGCAATATCAACGTATGTGGATAATGGTGTTGAGGGGAGTGCCTGGCGGAAATGCATGGCACAAACCATAAGATAAGAAGCGAAGATTTGGTATGAAACTGAGTGCATTGCGCGACATCATGTTGCGCAATTCTGACCTCCCGTTGAAGAAATCATCACTCGATCAAATTTTGAATTTTTTTTCTTAATTATTGACATCTCTTCCAGGCCTTATGTTACGAGGACTTAAGCATTTTTACCCCTTGACAACCTCAATTTAACGTCAAAATCAACTCTTGTACTGAAATGATTCGATACTAGAATACTCACCATATAGCGGGAAGAATTTTTGAAACCCCTATATGTAGTATTTATTCCATAAGCTTTTTTTTGTCTGCCGGAAATGAAAAAACCCGGCTGATTAGACCGGGTCTTTCAATCGGTAACTGGAGGTGCGAACTCCGCTTACCGTGCCAAATGTATCTGGCGACTGAAGTTAGCTTAAACAAATGCACTGCATTCTTCAAGCCAGCTGGAACCGTTCTGAAGGTTCCCTAACGGTTGAGAAGGGTTTAGGACATGATTTAAAAGCGAAATTTCTGCGCAGGTTTTTTGGTGATTCGAAGGCCTCACCCAAACATGAAATCGTGCTGAATGTATCTGGCGACTATCGATACAGCAACTGCAAAGGCAAGCCCAAGGGTGTTTGCAGCCAGGCGCGAGAAAACAAGTAAGGATTCAACATGCAAATGCTGCTGTTGTTTTTAAAACTCGCGCATCCGGTAGCGGTCATCATTATGACGCTGCTGGGTTACTGGAAAGACCGATAACCCCGAAGCCCAAGGAGGCTCAAAATGGTTAGTTTGCTGCTGAAGATACTACCACCGCTGGTGGCCATCATCACGACGATCATCGACTACATCAACAAGCGGTGATTACGTCAAATAAAAAAAGGCCCAGATATTGGGCCTTTCCTCGTTTCACCATGGGTCACTTCACCACTATATCCACATTACGTAGGGAAATTTCTGCCGGTAGGTCTGATTTCCCTGTCAGCGCTAATGCCAGGTTTTCCGGCGTCATGATGGCAGTGATCGTTTTCCCGCGTGCCAGCCGGATAATCAACCTGATCTCATGGTCATCGCATGCGCCCGGACGAACGATGGATATTTCAGCCTTCACCCCTCACCTCCTTTTCCACGGTCCTTAAAACCGTTAACACCTGCCGCTTTAAGCCAGCTTTAATCGCTGGTGGCTGAGAGTCGTAATCAATCGGGTAACCGGCCTTTTCCAAAATCCTGTGTGGTTCACGTTCCCATAATGCGCGGCATGCAGCATCAAAAGCGGGACAGTCAGGCCGGAGCGCTGCCTCAAGGCGCTCCACCAGCCAACGATATGACGTGAGCTCAGCCCTTTCCCTATCGTTAAGCTGCTGTACAGTGTATAGAGGAACATCCCTACCGTGCCCAAGAGGTGCGGGCCACATGTCGCTGGTGGCGTGCGGGAAACGCAATTCATCTGCATCAGTATACGCCACCGGCTCGCTGTTCATGGCCACGCCAATTAGCATGCGCGCCATTATTGAAGATTCAGACGCCACGTCGCTTCCTTTGTCCTCTTCTGCGATTTCACACAGGCGTTCAAAGTCGATCGTCTCGTTCGCAATGGCTAGCGTTCTCTGCGCCGGTGCGGCGACCGTGGAAAGAATCTCTTCAGCCCAATCTCGATCGAAACCAGGCATTGCAGGAAGCTTGGCTACCACTTCGTCCGGAAGTGCATCGATGTAATCCAGCGCCGCGCGGGCGACGGCGGAAACATCAGGAATCGGAGCTGGCGGGGCGATAATTTGAAACTCAGTATTATGCGGCTGAGCTTTCAAAACAAAATCAACCTGGTCACGTCTAATGGTTTGCCACTCTGTTACCTGTCCGTTGTAGCCATTTCGAATTCGGTATTGATACAGGGGCTCAACTGTTGCTGCCATCGCAATACGCGCCAGCTCCTTCACAACTTTCGGCGGGGCCGCAACATCATTCAAATGGTCCCAAGCTTCCACCATCCCTTTGTTATTGCCTGGATGAAGGTCTTCATTCGTACCATCCAATGCAGTAATAACGACTTCCGCGCTTTCGATGATTTTCGTTAATTGTTCTCTGGTAAATTCCATTTAGACCTCCCACGTTTTGCCGCAATGCAGACAAACAGCCTTGCCGTCATCGCAATCAAGATCGATATGCCCACATTTCGCAGGCTCGGTGGTTAATACCGCAAGATAAGCGGTCATTGCTCGCGCCATGCCTTCGAAGAAATCCCTTTGAGGCTTATCGTGAATCGGATGTTCGTAAATTTCAGCCCATTCTTCAGCCTCTGAAATTAGCGCCTTTATCTGCTCTATGGTGAATTCGCTGGTAATAGTGCTCATGGGTTAGTCCTCATCCACTTCAACGCCATCTTTCAGCGTTATGCCATGCCAATCATCGGCCCAACTGGTTAGCCCTGGTGCATCAATGCTCGGCATGTAGACGCTTGCGGTGTGATATCCCGTATCGTTATCAATGCAGTAAACGTGCTCACCGTTGTAGGCGCTCAAAGTGTCCAGAACGCTATAGAACTTGCCTCCTGCGGCTCTGAAATCCTTCACTGCTTTCTCAAGACGTTTCCAGGCTTTTTCCTGTTCCGGCGTCAGGTCGATTAACTCCTGCAAAGTAGCCATGCTCACTCTCCTTTACCGGTGCTAGTGCCATTCAGCGCTTCTCTTAAACACCGGGCGTATGCAGGTACGTAATGGTCAGACGGGTTTGCGATTGCCTCAAATAAAGCCTGTGCATGCTGTTTGATGGTGATATCCCGCGCCTGCAGCTCAGCAGTCCGCTTCTCTGCTGCTCCAAGCGCTCTGCCCAGATCGCCATTCTTCTTCTCCAGCGATTCAATTCGGTCAGCCTGCTGGTTGATATGGTTGTCCTGTGCGGACCATGCTTTGTCTTTGGCTTCCAGTTCATCCAGCAGTGCCAGCACGCGCTTAGCTAGCCAGCATTTCTCTTCGTCACCGTATGGGTTATTGGCTATCTCTTTAATGCGGTCAGTGCCAATATCGCCACCGTCAGCGCGGTACGCCTGTATATTGGGTGTCATGCTCTCGTACTCCCGATGATTTTGTGAATTTGATAGCCGCGCCAGTTCTTGCGGCAAATCTCTGTGATGCTGGGTAGCTCGCGTGCCACCAGCATTGGCTTAATTTTTGTTTCCCCGCCTGGCCGCATCCTGAACACTGGGTGACCGCGTTGGCCAACGTTCTTAACAGCACCAGCTGACACCAAGTGCTCAAGCATGCGGCTTGCCTTTTTGCTGGAGCAGCCCAGCAAACGGCACACCTTTCGTGGGGTGATCTCCCCGTCGCGTTGAATCGTCCGGACGATCGCCCAAAGATTGGCGCTGGCCATCACGTCCCCCTGCAGCTGAGGTTTGAGCAACCGTCAAAGTCATAGGGATTCAATTGCCAGGAGATACGGCCGCAGCTGGGGCAATTCCAACGAACCTTGCCGGATGAATTCTGGTGCCGACGTTTTTGAAGCTTCAGCCATTTGGGCATGCGCAAGCCTGGAGCCTGAATCATCTTGCGGCGGTCCAAGAGGTGGATATTGAAAGTGCGTCTTTTTACTGCCGCAACGAGATGATAAGGAAGCCATACCACTCCTTCACTCGATGTCACCGGGAACGGATGGATATAGGCTTTGCTGAAATCGGTAGTAGGCCGCTCGGTACCTGCAAGCCAGTACACATCATTTCCGTCCCACTCCCCTTTAAGAAAGGCCACGTATTGACTACAGCCCTCTTCTTCCACCGTCTCATGTGGAATTAGCTGGTGGTCTACGTGCCAAACGGCCAGAGCATCTACGCACTCAGCTGAGATAGGCAGATCGATACTCCTCCCTTTCTCCCAGTTGTTTTGCGCTTCGCTCAGTGTGTAGACATGGGCGGCATCGATATCGCTACTGTAGCCATGGCCATCTTTGCGATGGAATGAAGCATTCGTGCCCACAGTTTCCCGCAAGCACATCATGTAAAAACGCTGGTGCATACTGATCCCTCAGTTATTGAAGTTGATCACGCCATGCTCGATGGCAAAGTCGAATATCTGGTTAGCGAGAACATAGAGACGCTTGCCGTGTGCGGCTTCCCATCCCCTGACGTCCTGAGCGGCGTCGTGGGCGCATTTATCACAAAGGGGCACACACCAACGGTCGTGTTCGTTTAAACCGCGTGCGCGGTACATGAAGGGGCGATTAACCTCACCAGAGCAACCTACACAGGGGCGGGAGACGATAAACCGGCGATAGGCTGCGCTTTTTCCCAACTGGATTTTTGGTCTGGCCATGTAGAGCAAGCCGGATTCTTCATCAACGTCAATTTCTGTAATCTTGTCCGCCAGCTGCTCCACCAGCTCATTGACTCCATAGGTCCAAACGATATCGGATTCACGCATGGTGCCTGTCGTGAACTCTTCTACTGGCTTGCAGAGGGCGATGCGTCCAGCCTCTTGGGGTAGCTGGTCTTTGAATCCGCGACGCAGTGCCCAAAACGTTAATTCGATGAGGCTAATGTCACGGCCGGGCTCCAGCCTCATTTCGCTGTTCGCCCATGACATGATCCAATTGGCGCGATTCCGCTGAAAAACATCATTGAGACGGTTATAGCCCCGCATCAAATATTCATTGTCGTGATACCAGCACAAACGCACAGCAGAGCCGTTGTGAAAATGCGTAGTTAGTTGGTTATCACAATCCTCCCGACTTTCTGCCTGGCAGGTATGCACACTGCGTTGCACCCAGTCCATAACAGAGGGTTGACCGCCAAGGGAGTCGAATACGCGTTCACTTTCAAAAAATGGCTTTAGCGTTTCATTGGCCACCAGCGAGTAGTTCAGATCGACAAACCCGTCAGGAGTGTCTTTTCCCTGCTCTTTTGGCAATGGGGTTAACAGAAACCGTTCAGCGCTCTTGATCATGTTGCTGGTGGCTGAGTCCACAGAGAACACAGCAACGCCGGTTTCTTTTTGTACGAAGGGGGTGATGATTGCACTCATATTTAACTCGGCTTCAATTTGTTCCGGTTAAAAATATAATGTGTTAGAAAATCACTTTCAATAGTTGAGAGGAAATAAATATGCACGACGTGCGCAGAAGGGGCCATCCGGAGCTACCGGATGGTTGTGAGGCGGGTAGTTAAGGTTGTAGGTTTACCTTAATCGCAAAGACTTTCACCGGGTCGGGGCCGAAATGCTCATGTGTGATGACCTTAATTTCATAACCGTTATACGGAACAACAATCCGCTTGCTGAGGTCATCACGCTTTGGGTAGCCCCGGGTAATGATCAGGCGGTCATACTTCCGTTGTTTAAATCCCGACATCAACCGATTAATCCAGTAAGGGCTAACCAGGCGGTATTCTTCCACCTTCTCCCCTGTTTGCATTGCGTCAAAATAAACCCCCTTAACGGCTAACTGGAGGTCGGACATTAATCTTCGCCCCACTCGTCACAGTAAGCTGCTACCGGCGTTTTTCCTGCCTCGTAGTCTTCTCGCCAGACATCTGCATCAGCTGCGCTTCCACCACGTAAATCAGCGTAATCCATCAGTTGTTCGTGCCATTCCTCAAAGGTGGCTGTGTGTTTAGTCGACGCGAAATCTGCCATATATGAGTCTCCTATTAAGCAACGTTGAAGAGAGAACCGTCGTATTTTGCCGTGCTGCTAACCTCAAAAACCCCATTGCAACGTGCCCGTGTCCTGAGATTAACCACATCACTATGTTTGAACTGTTCGCCGCGAACATCATTGAGTCGGGAGGCGGATAAGAAGGCCGGTCGCTTGCAGTGAGGGCAGATACAAGCCACCTCACCTTCAACGCGACTAACTAAGTTCGTGGTTAAAACTGTTTGCTGGGTGTTCATCGTAGTTTTCCTTTAATTGCGAGCGCGGCCATGACCAATACATACAGCTCAAAACACGCCTCAACCGCAGACAGGCTATAGATCAACTCCAGCTGATACAGCGAGGCTCCTGCGAGACTGTTTAGGAAGGCATGGATTGCTATGAGCATGACTAACCCTCTGTTCGAATCGGATTAAAATCATATCAAATTATCTTTTATGTTAGAAAATCTATTTTTAATATTTAAATTCTGATCCATCATATCGGTCTGGATATTGATAACCGGGATAAGGAATGGCAGAGCAAACGCAGTGGGAAAAACAGAGAGAAAAGCAGCGCGCGAAAATGAAACTCAAGCTTGCAGATCCTGCCTGGCTGGCACAGCAACAAGAAAAAAAGCGAGCCGCTGCAGATAGAGCTTTGAAGAAACACAGGGAGAAAATTGCCAGCCCGGAATACAGGGATAAGTGTCGGGAGAAGTTGCACAAGGCACGGGAGAAAGCCAGGGAAAAGGCGTCCATTCAGACGCAAGCTATGTCGTCCCCGCGTCGTTCTTCTTCGCGAGGTCTGAAAGGTCGTTCGCCCACGGCAGAGGAGAAGCGCTACCAGGAAGCGATCGCAAAGCTTCCATGTGCTGCATGTGCGCTGCACGGAGTATATAGCCCAGTTATTGTCCTACACCATATTGATGGCCGTACCGCGCCAGACGCACATAAGAAAGTGCTCCCTCTATGCAATTGGCATCACCAGTACGCCGCGCCAATAGAGATGAGGCACAAACACCCTTGGCTCGTCCCGGTTCATGCAGATGGGATTACCGGCGGCAAGAGTGAGTTTACCCGCCTTAATGCTTCTGAGGCTGCATTGCTGGCTATTGTTTATGAACAATGCAATTTTCTAACATAATATATTGACTGTAATAAATTGGGTGTGTACATTGTGCATATTGGCAATGCGATAAAGTTTTTGCCAATAAATTAGGAGCATCGGGAAGACAATAACCATTCACTTGCGTATCATGTGCGCCGTGACGTGGTTAAGGAGGCGAAAGCCCCCGGTTGTAGGCTTCCCGGTGTTCCAGCCTTAACCATGTCACACTTAGCCCTGGAACGTTAGGTGTGACTTCTGGAACAACAGGAGCCACAATGAATATCTTCGCAAATACCCAATCGGACAAACGTCCGCCGACCTGGATCTTCGCCGCGCAGCCGCGCATGCAGAAAGAGATTAAGCCCCAGACCTTTCATATCGAAGCTGAAACTGAGCGTGAAGCGCGCCGCTTGCTGGCCCCTACTCACATCTGTTTTTTCGCGGGCTGTATTCGTCACTGATTTGTTGCTGGTGGCGCTCCACCAGCTCATATGGAGTTAAGCTGATGGTTGTTAGATATCTCAAGTTCAACATTAAGAACAGCACTGGTGGCTGCTACGACTGGACGGCTACGCTTGGCAAAGATCACGTGTCCGGTGCGCTGAATGAAGTGAAGCAGAAAGTTATGGCCTATGCCTGCAAATTATCGCAGCGCCCTACCCGAAAGAGAAAGGCCGCTTGACGCTGGCCCCACAGTCGAAACAAGCCGCCACCAGGCGGCTTTTTAACACCCTTTACCCCGCTTGTTGACGCTCTAGGGTAGATTGCTTGTTGGGTTGTTCCCCGGAGAACGATTTGAAGGTGCCACACTTCTCCGTTTTAACATCACGCAACGCATTGCCGTCGGCATCTTGCCATTGGTGAGATAATGTCATTCCACCCCGAGCAGGAATATCGAGAGAATAAAGCGTATAGGTCCCCCCCATTTCAGCGAACTCTTGGAAGAAGTAATTACTTACATCGGATTCAGTTTGCTTCTTGGGATAGTCCATTTTGTTGCCGTTAAGGAAGATAGCGCCAGGGTATATTTTGATGCTGTATTTACCGCATTCAACGGCCAGGTTCGCAGTTGCCTGAACACTTCCCCCAGCGGCGACGTGACCCTCAATAGCAGGCGTTTTATTAAATAATGACCTGTCGCCGGTGCGCATCATGCTCTGGCTAACAAGAAAATCCTGCCCCTCGGGGAACGACGCCAGTCCACTGAATGGCAGAAGGACATCACCCAGTCCCGCGCGCTGGTATGAGATACCGTAGTCCTTAGCAATCTTTGAAATGGTGTCCTGAGTGGAATAGCCGATCGCGGCGATCGCCGTATCCGTTAAGTGAGCGGAGAACGCCATTACGCAGAATTCATTAGAGCCCTGCAGCGGCCCAACCGGCTTTAACGGTACGTCATTTGACGAACAGAATTCCAGAATCTGAGACTGTGTATAGTTGCCGGGGATTTTGTTGAGAACCAGCCTCCCGGCGTGCGGGTTTGCCGGTAACGCTTGCGCAAAGGAGATAGCCGAAAATGCACCAAAAAGCACTGATGCAGAAAGCGCAACAAGAAGTTTTATTCTCATTATTAGGGCCTTATCGTTGTATGTAAGGCTTCATAGTATCAATTCAACTGCAGAAAAAGAGATCAATCTCCAATGATATTCCTCGTTATATCAGTGAGTTGGCGCATTAATAACTGAAACGCAAGAAGCACATAATTCCAATTTTCTAACAAAAATATTTGATATCAATTTCACAAACTGGCAATACTTCATTCGCGCTAAGGTTCCCGTTGAGGGTTCTTTTGACGACTAACTTTCTGCCGAAGCGCGGTTGGGAGCCCTAGCGCCGAAACAAGCCGCCTCAGAGCGGCTTTTTTTGTATCTGATACCGGGGAGTTTATGGAACAGATCGCGATATTTAGCCTTACCACCAGCAAACCACAGCTGATGACGGCAGTGTTTAAAGAAGGTGCGCTGCTGATTAACGAAGTAAAGCCGTTGGCTATCTCAGCGCGCGAGCAGAAAGAAAAAATTCCTGCGGCGATACGTAAGTTAAGAGAAAAAAGATTCAAGGTGCTGGTGGATGAAATCACTCCCACAGTTTCAGCGGGCACCGGTGCCAGCCAGGTAACGCTTAAAACACGGCATTTAGACGGAAGAGCGGCAATCATCGTTGGCATGGAGCGTTACAGGGAGTTGAAGCTTCAGCGCATGCTCTCGCTACCAAAAGGACTCAAAGGCTCATTTGAAATACCGGATTCCATCGTCGATATCGAATTTAATGGCAATGGGGAAGAGGTCTATCGCGTCAACTGGCAAGATATCCGTCCAGAACACATCCTGATGATCCTTTGCTGCTTCGCGACCGTGTATCACAACGTGGCCAGCGCGGATTACGTAAGCCAGATGACAGGTGTAACCATTGAACAAGAAGAGCCTGGGCTGGTCGCTTCCTTCTTATCCCTCATTGGCCATGAACAGAAAAAGGCCGCCACATCGCAGCCAAAATCACTTGCCGGCCGACGCATAGATGACGATACGTACATCCTATAAATCACAGACCACTGACAATTAGGCCGCATTCTGCGGTCTTTTTGCATTCAGGGGGATAAGTGAGCTATAGCCGACTCGATGACCGATATGTTGAAGATGACGTTCTCCGCGCCCTACTCCACCAGGAGCTGATTGCCCGCGTCAGCCAACGTCGATCTGACAATTTTGAGTACACGATAAAGATTGATGAAACATACCGATCTGATCTGGCAGCCTACCGTGCCTATGGAAATGCAGACCTACGCTGGGTATTCCGCGTGCTAGTGGGTCATGAATCTGAAATGGAAGAAATGCCTGCGGGTAAAACGCTCATTCTTCCCGATCAGGCATGGATACGTAACCGCATCCGTGACTTCGCAGGCAACGCGCCGGAGTTAAGCAATGGCTGAATTCCTCAAAAATGACAATGGCCGCTATATCACTGATGGGCTATCACCAAAGGCATTCAATAAGGTATTCGACCTGATACGCAAGGAGCAGACGCGCAAGCGTCGCTCTGCCCATCGGACATTAACCCCTGGCAGGCTCAAGAACCGGTCTATTGACGACATCCTGAAGCTGGGGAAAAAGAAAGAAGGCACGTTTTTCACACTCGATGACCTGAAGGGATTTGAAAAGCAGCGTGGCAAGACGCGGGAGAAGTTCGATAATAAAACCGCTGGTATCACTTATGCGCAGCTGGTGGCTTCCAGCCAGGCCATAGATATTAAGCGTGCCAATAACGCTGTAGACGACGGCTCAGGCATTAAGCGTGCGGTTCCGCTGTCTCTCAAGCACAATATGATCAATATCCGCGTTGAGGCTTCTGATAAATCGGCCCACCAGCACCACTTGGTCAAGTTCCGTTTTGAGGAATGGGATCAGCTGGTGGAGGACATCGCAGAAGACGAGAAGGCCGGGATCAAGGTTACGAAGGCTCTTTGCGCTGGTCGAGTGTCGTTCGACTGCGATTGCGGCCGTCACCAATATTGGTATCGCTATATTGCCACGGCGGGTAATTTCGCGCTGGCACCGCCGAAAGAGTACGCCTACCCCAAAATTAAAAACCCCAAGTTACAGGGTGTAGCGTGTAAGCATGTTATCCACTCCCTCACGCGGTTGCAGTCGTCCAGCTGGCAACTGAGTATTGCCCGTGCCATGCAGAAAGCGGCGACACAGATTGCCTTTGGCGATGATAAGCGCCGCACCACACAGCACTTCAGCAAAACAGATGAGAAAGAATTTAGCCGTAACCGTAACGCCAAAACGAACGTTGCCGCGGCTAAGCGCGAGTGGGATATCTACCAAAAGCGCCAGGCCGCGCTGAGCTCGAAGCTTGCTAAGGGCTCTGGGAAGATAGAACAGCTCCGGACGCAGCTCACCAAAGCCAGAAAACTCTCTGATACTCAGAAAAAGCGTGCCGCCGAGAAGGAGGCAGCATTGCAGAAAGAGAAAGAAAAGAACAAGATGCTCAAGCAGCAATTAGCAGATCAGTTCGCACTGAAGAAGCAGTCGTTTATTGACGCTCTAGTGATGGCTGGAACAGCACCGACGCAAGCGGAAAAGATGTTTATGGAATATATTAAAAAAGGTGGCGCATGATACGCCACATATTCTTATTCGTTTGCAGTTGTAGTTATTTCACCTTCTGGCTCTTCAAAGTAAATATTCTTAATGTCTTCAAGAAGTTTATTTACCCTACCTATTATTGTTTGATCTTTGTAAAAATCGGTTTTCTCAACCAACGTGAGAAATTCCGCAAAATCTTCTGGAGTTTTCAACGCCCCTTTTGTTTCATAATAATCAACCAATGCTTTAATGCCAAAAAACAACTGTTTTCTATGCTCCTGAAGTTGGATGTTTTTCTCTGATATAGAGGCGTTTTGCATTTCTAATAGATTGATTCTATTTAAAAGACTTTCCGCCTTATTTGTTTTTGTAACAAGCTTGATTCGCAAGTCTTGAAATTCATCTTCAACCTCAAGATCGGCTTTTCTATCTGCGCGCCTAATTTTAGCAAACCTTTTTGCTGTAACCCTTGAAATCCAATATGTTACAAAAGGAGTTAAAGCTGATGCAAGGATGCCAAATAGGATTGGCAAGCCGAAATGTGCAAACCAAGGCGAAAGCATGTAGCCGAACCACATTTGGCTTGTGAAGATAATAGACAATGTATAAAGAATATCTTCACCTGATTTGAAGAGAATTAATATCTCCTGCCAGTTTACCAACAGGAAAGAAACTAGAATATAAAAATATATTTTATTGAAAATTTTATCTTTTATTGCCTCTGACAGAGACTGGTTTGGACTAAGAGCCTCTTCATTCCCTGGCTTTGCTACTTCGTCTGACATGGAAGCTTCCTTACAAATGAAATTAACCATAACTAAATCACCATCAGGTGATTTAGTTATATCTTTCGGTTATAGGAACCACTCAGGTTTAACACCAAAGCGCGCGGAAAGCGCTTTTATGTGAGTGATAGTCAAAGAGCGCTGCCCTGACAGGATTTGGCTGACCAGTGATTTAGATCCGATCTCATCCTTAAGGTCTGAATAAGACAGCTTGTGCTGGTCAATCAGGGTACGCAGAAGTGCAACGCCGACTGGCATTTCAGCGATAGCTTTGTTGAACTCAGCGAAACGAGGGCTGTTATCTTCATAGTCGGCAATTTTGCTCGCCAGGAAGTCTATTAGCGGGTTCTCATCATCGTTCTCGATCAGGTAGTCCACCAGCTCCATCGCTTCGCGGTAATCGCTCTCGGAAGAACTGCCCCCCAGGAAGGGGACAGCCGCTACGAGTTGTTTGGTTGCTTCAATGGCTTTTGCAGTGTCGGTAATCATTCTTTGTTCTCCCTGTAATAGCGGGTCAACTTGTCGTAATCAGCGTGGGTTGCGATGTGCTTCACGTAGAAGCGCTTATTCACGAAATTGATATAGGCGATAACCCTCAAGTTGTTGCCCCCTACATCCAAAACCCACCACTTATTCCTGTACTTAAAATTATCCAGGCTCGGTATCAGAGTTCTCATCTCAGCTGGAGAAGAGAAGTCCGTCTCGCGCACTAAGCGGTACAGCGCCCGAATGGCTAACGAATCGTTGGGATATCGCTTTGCCGCTTCCTCAAAAGGCTCTTTTGAAATTACGTGCATCTTGCGGTCGTTCCATCCGTTTACATTATGTGAACATCATAGCATCGTCCTTTGCCGTTTACAATATGTGAACGCTATCTTTGCATTTCACAACCTCGCCAAAATCCCTACTTAACCTGAATAGAGTGGACCTTGAGGGCATATGGGCCGTTTTGATGCGTGGCTAACCGACGAGTTAAGCCAGAAGCAGGAGGAACCAGCAAATGACAGCACCCAGGCAGAAACGACAACGCCGACAGAAGAAAATACGGGAAGTGTCTCAGAAGCAAAGCCTGAGCACTCCATCTCGTTCAGCAACCTGGAAGCGTCCACCTCCTCCATGGGTGTTGCTCCTGATGATAATGGTGATCTCGCTGGTGGTTATGGCGAAACAGATGACAATGAGCCTGATGTAGCATCTCTTCCCGCTTCTCTGGCAGCTCGTGAGCAAAATACCAAACTCAAGACCCGATTCAATGGTCACAAGCAGTTTAATGATCAGATCCGTGCAGACTGGATGCTGGTTATTGAAAGCAGTCCTGACTCATTCCAGGCGCTTATTTATCGCCCTGATGTTGGGACGTATGGCGTTATAGACGACGAAAGCGGCACGGAGTCCTTCACCGAAATCGACAATAACCAACGGCCGCTGACATACCAGGAACCTGACATCGTGTACGTGCTGGATAACCCGGATGGACGCGAGTCTTTCCGCGCAGTTGATGGTGATGGTGAACAGGACGGATTAACGGATGACGTTCTGGTGTTGCGTATAGCAGCTAATAACGTGCCCGTAGGCTCCATTCTGGAATGGAATGAGGAAATGGCTAACGGTACCGCCCGGCGCTGGTGGTATGTGCATCGTATCTTCAGCTATGGAACTCAGCACGTAGGATCGCTGTATTACTGTATCCCGGCCCGCAATTTCGACAGCACGAATGGGGGTCACGTCCAATGAGTGATAACAGCAAGCTCCTATCCAGAACCGGTGAGTGGAAGGTCAGCAAAACAGGTAAGCAGCAGACCACGGGATTTGACGCGGTAGACGATGCTCTGGCCACTCTGATCAGCAAAGTATTCGATAATGTGCTGCTGGTGGAACCACGCCCGGTTGAAAAACGTTTTCAGTCATTCCTATCACGCCCAGCTGCGGAACGGATTTACGTGGGCCGCTTCGATAGCGTAATAGAATGCCTTAAAGCTATCCGCCGTGCTAATGCAGGGCAAGGGAGAAAGCCTGATGATCTGCAGTTAAACCGGGACGCGTTACCGCTCATCAATATCTCTCGCTCGATGGATATCAACTATGACAACACCGATCAGCAGGTAGATCGCCGTATCGGTTCATCATTTAGCGATCCCGATGATGGCAGGCCACTGGCCAGCCTGGAATTCATGCAGGCGATCATCACCTATGACGTCACTATCATGGCCACCGATAAAGACACTCTAGGGCTGATGTGTAACTCCCTGGGCGCAAGCATTCGACTATTAATGTCTACTCAGTTCGAAGCCAATACAAAGCTTGTCCGCGTGCCAGTACCGCTGATCTGTTCTTTGCAAGACGCAAAAGAAATAGGATTCTCTGATGTCTCTGCTCCGCTGGCCGAAGAACGTATTTACGCTGCTCAAGCACCAATCTCAGTGCTGGCTGATGTCATTACCGCCTTTGAATTAGATGCCACCCGGGTAGTGACAGAAACGACGCTGGCAGTGGGGTAAATCATGGCGCAAGAACTCCACCAACTGTTTCTGCAATCCGTCATGATCAACGACAACAAGGTACCGCGTGAGTGGATTGTTGCAACCGTATATGTCGAGAAAGCAAGCCTCAAAGCCCCTCTGCTGAAAATCGAAGTGCGTGATGCTACTGGTACCGTTGTTGATGACTGGAAAGCGAAATACGGAGCAGCATTAATCGCTGAAATGGGTGATCCACAGGGTGAGGAAACTGCTTTTAAGACCGCGTTTTTCATTACTTCTGCAACCCAATCATCTGACATTGTGACGATAATAGCGGTGAGCGAAGACGTCCGGCGATTTAAGATTCCTTCCCCTCGCACTAATCTGCATACGAACAAAACACCGAACGAAATCTTCAAAAGCTACATAGGTGCGTTGAAACTGGCGACCGGCACGCAAAAGCGCTCTGTTACGTACCATCTTAATGCCGGTCAAAAGCCATCTAAGATGCTGGCAGAGATGGCCCGTGATAAAGGTTCATTATGTTGGACGTGCCGGGGGGAATTCTTCTTCTCATCCCTCGCGGACCTGATGAAGCAGAAACCAGCGTTCACTTATGAGGCTAATAACCCAAAAGCAGAACGTACGATATCGAAGATAAGCTTTATCAACCAGGATCATGCAGCAACCGCCAACAAGGAATACCGGTTCGTCGGGTATTCAATGACAGATGGGTATATCGAGTCGGGAGATCCGTCGCTGCCGGTACGCTACATCTCTGACGCTGATATGGAAACGCTAAGAAACATGCAGCTCACGCTCGTACCAAAGTTGGATATAGAGGTACAGGGGAATCCTGCTATTCGGCCTGGCATGCTCATTGAAATCCTTATTCATCGCTATGACGAAGAAAACCAGCTGAATGAATCACTACCCCAGAAAATGATCGTCAAAAACGTAGCGCACTTTGAGGACCGCGTGGGGTACACCACGCGCATGATTTTAGGAGTACCAAATCAATGAAACGCCGCGCCGTTATCGTTGGCACGAAGCACCCTGGCGGTCTGATGCGCGCGCAAGTTCGCGTGTTGCCTGACTGGAACGGGGTGGACGAAAGTGATCTCCCCTGGGCCGAATACCAGTTGCCAATCGGAAATGCCTTTGTACCTACCCTGGCGGGCGATGCTGTTTGGGTTGAGTTTCCATACACCGATGCAAATGGCCAGATGGATACTCGTCGCCCGCTCATTGTAGGCGCTGCGCAGGACGCCCCGGGCGGCGTCCCTAATGTGGCTGCAGAAGCTTCAGGCCAAGGGACTCCCTGGACGCCTGAAGAGATCGAAGGCTCCCCCAGCCGCCCTGCCCTCTCTTCCACTGCGGATTTTGTTATCCACCGCAACAACATTCTGGAACTGCGATCAGCTGGTGGAGGTTACGAGATCGCTAACACTGCAGCTGGTAGCCGTATCGGCATGAGTGAAGACGGTGTGCCATACATTATCGGCCCCGCTGGATTATTTATTCACGTGGGCGGCGACGCGAAAGTAGTTGCTGGGGGGAATGTAGACATCGAAGCTGGTGGAGACCTGAATTTCAAGGTTAAGGGTGTTTTTTCAGCCTTGGCCAAAAGCTTTAGCTTCAAGAAGGCGTAGCAAATGCCGATGTTGTGGACGATAATAAAGAGTAATTTTCTAACAGTTAAGGTTGATAAATGAAATCTATAGCATTCAAAGGCATTCTGATTTACCGCCTCTCGCGTGACGTTGAGCTACAGACTGCAGCCGTTAACGAATCGCTGAAAAGCTTCCTTTTTAAACCTTGTGGGTCACAGGATATGGCCACTGCTGGGTGGATAGAAACAATCGGGGATAATCTAACGTATGAAAGCGGGCAATATCTTCTTATGACTATGCAACGTGAGGAAAAAATCATTCCTACGCATGTCATTAAGGACGAATTGAATAAAAAAATTACGAAGCTTGAAATCGAACAGGGACGCAAGCTTAAGAAGACTGAGAAGGACTCATTGAAGGATGAGGTATTACACTCACTTCTCCCCCGAGCCTTCACCCGAAAATCGCGCAATCGCCTGATAGTGGACCGTAAAGAAGGACTCGTCTTTGTTGAAGGCAATAGCGCTCGTAAGGCTGAAGATATGCTGGCGTTGCTGCGTAAGTCCCTAGGAAGTCTGCCGGTCGTTCCATTCACCCCCGCTGAACCAGTAGAGTTGACCATCACCGAATGGATTCGAAGCGGTTTCCCGCGCGGTTTTACTGCCGGTACAGACGTAATGCTCAAAGCCATTTTGGAAGATGGCGGCGCTGTGCGCTGTAAGAAACAGGATCTGCATTCTGAGGAAGTCCTGACCCATATCGACGCAGGAAAGGTAGCTACTGCCGTCGGTTTAAACTGGTCCGATCGTGCCTCATTCCGCCTGTGCGATGACATGACAATCAAAGGACTTAGCTTCACCGACGAACTGTACGATCAGAACGACGACATCGACCGTGAAGATGTGCTTCAAAGATTTGACGCTGACTTCATTCTTTTTACTGCCGAGTTATCTGCGCTGTTTACTGCACTGGTGGAGGTCGTTGGTGGCGAAGCACAACGCTAAGGTAAGCTTCGGCTCAGTTTGCTCTGGTATTGAGGCGGCCAGCTGCGCCTGGGGGCCGCTTGGGTGGAGCGCCGACTGGCTGAGCGAGATAGCCCCCTTCCCTTCAGCTGTACTTGCTTATCGTTATCCCGACACTGTGAACTTAGGGGATATGACGCAAATAGCCAGTCGCATTGCTTCGGGTGAGATTAATGCCCCTGATTTGCTGGTGGGTGGCACGCCCTGCCAAGCATTTTCAATTGCCGGGTTACGTGGTGGTTTGGAAGACGAGCGTGGGCAGCTGACTCTAAAATATGTTGAGTTACTGGATGTTATCGATGAAACACGTATTAAATCTGGCCACCAGCCAGCAATCTCGGTGTGGGAAAATGTTAGCGGAGTCCTCAGCTCCACAGATAACGCATTCGGCTGTTTCCTTGCCGGATTGGCTGGTGAAGATGATCCATTTGAACCAGGTCAACGACCTGCAGACGGAAAATCCAGTGCTTTCTGGACATGGAGCAAAAAAGCCAGTCAACATTTTCCAAAGTGGCCAAAGTCTGGTTGTGTTATTGGGCGAAAGCGCAAAGTGGCCTGGCGAACCCTCGATGCCCAATACTTCGGCGTGGCCCAACAACGCAACCGTGTCTTCGTTGTCTCAAGTGCTCGAACAGACATCGATCCATCCGAAATACTATTTGAGCGCGAAGGCGAGCGCAGGGATACTCCGCCGGGCCGGAGCGCGCGGCAGAACTCTGCCGACAATGCTACGCATGGCACTGGACTCAGTTGCGAAGTCGAAAAAAACCATCTGATAGCTATGGCACATGGCCAAGGCGGAGCAGAGATCAAAACTGATGGCGCAACGCCAACGCTTACCTGTAATCATGAGGCTCCAATTGTTGTGACAGTGGACCCGATTAATGTTCGGCGCTTAACTCCAGTTGAATGCGAACGACTTCAGGGCTTCCCTGACCAGTACACCCTCATCCCTACAGCAAAGCGTAAGCAAATCCGAGAGGATGACATTACCCATCTGCATCATTACTTCCCAGATATTACAGTCGAAGAAGCAAAAAAACTTGCAGCTGATGGTCCGCGCTACAAAGCTCTGGGAAACTCTATGGCGGTGCCGGTAATGAGATGGATAGGCAAGCGTATAGATGATGCTATTCGCGAGGCTAGCCCTCTCAAGAGCACCGTTACACACCTTCGCGTCGTTCGCGCGCCGGAAGAGTTTGAGCGCCCGATCTTCAAATGGGCTGGTGGCAAGTTTTCCGTAATGGAAGTGTTGAATGAGCACTTGCCGCACGGGAAACGTTTGATCGAGCCATTTGTCGGCGGCGGCTCGGTCTTTACCAATGCGGGCTATAAACAGAATCTGCTTAATGATGTTAACGGCCACCTAATCAATTTCTATAAGGTATTACAGCGTGAGGGGCATGCTCTTATAACCCTCGCCCATCATTACTTCGAGAACTACAATACCGCCGATTCATTTCTTCGAATACGTAGGTTGTTCAATGAGAAAGCTTTAGACGACTGTCATTTAGCCGCTGCGTTCTTGTACCTTAACCGTCACGCATTCAACGGCCTTGTGCGCTATAACCTGTCCGGAGAATTCAATGTTGGTTACGGCAAATATAAAGCGCCTCGCTTCCCACTTGAAGAGATGGAGCAGTTCCTTGGGGCGGCAAACATAAGCGAGTTTGTCACTGGCGACTTCGCTGGCGTGATCACGCAGGCCGGTGAAGGCGATGTTATTTTTTGTGACCCTCCATACGAGCCCATGCCGGGCAAGAATGGTTTCACGAGCTATTCTGGCCACAGCTTTGGTTTTGACGAACAGGAAAGATTGGTTTCACTGCTGGTGGCAGCTAATAAGCGAGGAGCAAAGGTGCTTATCACGAACAGCGGCGCGCCTAAAATACGGGAGTTGTACCGCAATAACGGTTTTGACCTCCACCAGCTGCAGGCTCGGCGTTCGGTGTCGTGTAAATCCGGTAGCCGGGAGATGGCCAGTGATATCCTGGCTAAACTTGGATGCTAAAAAAAGCCCCTTAATAGGGGCTTTTTTTATTCAGGGAACTGGCTGGAAAACCGCTTGATCGCTGAATTATCAGTCTCGTCAGGATTTCCCTTGCTTGTTTCCCCGGGCAACCGCGTTTCTTCGGTTGGCTTTACGGCTGGCTCAGCTGATGGTGACTGAAGTTCTAAGAATGACGCCAATATAGCGCGTATGGTTTCACCCTTTGTCTCGTCGCCGAGTGTGGCAGCGAGAATGCCAGGCAACCGGCTATCGATTTCAGCTAATGCAAAACCGGCCAGCAACGCAGTCCGAGCAACATCGCCGCGAACACGATTAGGATATGATTCTAATCGTTCATCAACAAAACGCTCGTTGGCGATTTTAGTCCGGCGAAGATACAGAAGTACCTTTCTGCGGTCCTGGGACATACATACTCCTGTTAACCGAGTAGTTTAAGGCCACGAACGAGAGCAAATTGAGGTTCGTCGGCCACAAAAAAGCGATCATCACGGATAGCAACATGATCACGGATAGAGTCAGCCACTAGCGGTGCGCCACCTCCAATTACAATAACATGAGAATACCCTTTGAAACTGCTAATAACATCATTCACGCGTTTGCAAAGACGCTCGATGCTGGACGTGATCTCTTTTTTGACAAAATCAATGGCTGCAGGGTCGTTAATGTTTTCGGCCAAAAATTCCGCGTCATTACGGTTAATAATGATCTGGTCTACGTTGTAGCTGGACGTTGCTGTTTCCGCCTTAGCCAGGGCCAGTTTAACGGCATCAGTTACTAATGATACTCCTAGCCGTGAGTCGCCATAGACGCGGGATACTGAAGTCATTTGACCGGCCACCATCGAGACATCGAGCGTGGTCCCTCCCAAGTCTACGATCAAAGCTGAATGAGACGGTTTGAGATCCGCGCAGAGGCTAACGCCAGCAGGAATAGACTCCGGGAGCACCTTAACTTTGGTGATGTTGAAGCCGCTCCCCTTATTCAGTTCCACAGAGCGCATGACACTCTTCTTTTTACGCTCAATGTTATCCAGGCGGTACTGAGCATCCTCGTCGTAATACTCAGCCAGTGGCAAGGTAACAATAACCTCTACATCTTGTGGCTCTATGCCGCTTGTCTGTAGTGCGTGGTGTATGGCCAGGGCATTTAACGGGCTGTACTGCCATTCAACATTGTTTGTAGGCAGAACGTCCGGCGTAATCAGATCAAAGGAATACTTCTCCCCATCAACTAAATAGTTGAACGGTTTTCCTGAACCGAACGTTGCCGACCATCCTCGCTTGAAGCTGTTAGGGCTGATGTGAGTGAAGGTCTTACCACCCTCTTCCCACAACATTTTGATATTAGTTGAACCATCGTCGATAAAAATGCGCATCATATTGCTCCACTTCTGAGACACATAAGAGTTTATAAAGATACATAACTGAGAACGAAGAGAGAATAACAAGTGAAATGGCACTTAACAAGAGACTGAATTGAGATTGTTTTGAGAACGAAAAGAGAATTTATCTTTACTCAACATCACAAGTCCTCCGGCGGGCTATCACGTCAAATCACAAACCGACCAGAATTCCACAAGATCAAAGGAGGCGTTATGAGTGCTATTGCGATCAGCGATACTGTTTGCTCCGGGCATGGCGGGTTTCCATCCCGCCAAGTAGCAGAGACAGTGCCCTGGTTCACAGTTAATGGAAAACCGGTAGTAGTGGATGGAAATGCGTTTCCTGATCATAGCGACGGGAATAGCTCACACCCGGGCGCGGCTGTTTCTACTCGCCCATGGTTCGTCATTGGAGGTAAAGCGGGAGTTTGTGTTGGCGACCCAGTTTCGTGCGGATCGGTAGTTGCGACCGGTGATGGCTCATTTGAGGTTGAATAATGCTCGATACCCAAGGCCAGATTGATGCCTTCAATATCCTTAATCAGGCAGGCTTAAATACGCCTGCAACTGTCAAATTAAGCAGAGAAGCTGAAGATGCCGCTACTAACTTGGCGACAACTATCGGAACGCTTATTCAACCTGGAATGTCTTACCCACCTTCGGTCAGTGCGTATACGTCTCAGCTTCCAGCGTTCACAGAGATCATTACGCAAGCAGCTAATGCTGCAAGCGCACTTGCAGGAGCCATATCTCCATATTGCACGCCGTCTGACCTCTTACAGATGAAGCTGGGTTGGGAATGCCATGTAAAAGCAGCTTCGTTACCTGTGAGTGAACCATTCCCTCTCGTTGCCGGTATGGGAGACGAAGGCATACCCCGGTCGCTTAAAATGAGCGTGAATGAATTCAACATCGACGAGTTGCAGGCGTCCATGACAGCCATAAACAATAAGCTTTCAAACGGTACGACTACCGGCACAGAGGGAGGTGCTGGAGCTGGTGGTGCGCCGGTGCCGCCTTCTTTAACCGACGAAGAGATATTGGCGCTGAAAACCGCCGTAGAAACCGCTGCGGCCGTAACCGACGAGATCTTAACAGCGACCGCTGCGACACAAATAGCGGCTTCAAAAATCAGTGAATCGACAGTGCTCGCGGCTGCCAGTCTGCATAACGCAGTAGCTATAACCCTAACAGGCTCAATGATGACTAATCAGGCCATCTTACCTGCATTAAGCCTGCTGATGCCCGCTGGTGTAATCGAATCTCTGAAGGAGGAATAACTTGAAAAACACCATCATCGCAGTTGTGGCCATGCTTCTGTTATTTGCAGGCTATAAGACCGTGAATGCAGTATCCGACCACTTTGACTACATAGAGAGACTTGAGGCCGCAAATTCGACCTTAAATACAAATGTAAGCACTCTGGAAGGCGCTTTGAACCTCAGCGAGGCTCAAAGGAAAGCAGAGCTCGAAGAGCGAAAGCGGCTGAATAGTGTTGAGCAAAACTACCAACAAAAAGTTGCAGATTTAGAAATCAAACTTTCCAAACAACAGGAGAAAAGCCGGGATGAAATCAACCGTCTGGAAAAAGCACTTCTCAATGCCGGTGTTAGTGATGAGCCTGTTCCTGATGACGTTATCCGGATGCAGCGGGACCGGGCAAAAGAAATCAACCGTAGAGCCCGTGAAGGTTACGATAACAACGAACAGCAAGCACATGGCAACGGTGATGGATTACCAACCGTGCATAGTTCCTGAAAACTCTCCCATCTTGTTTAACCAGTATCCGGCGTACACGGAAACAATCTTCACCAAAGTTGATGAGTGTAACGAACGAAATTTTCTGATAAACAAACGCAACAAAGAAGCTTTCCAATAACAAAAAGGCCGCTATGCGGCCTTTTATGTAGCTTCAACTAAGGCTCTTGTAGCCATATGTCTTGGTTGTCAGCCTCTTCGAAGCCGTGGCAAACATGGAACTCGCTGATCCTATATTCACGCACCCTTCCCTTACACCGGTTATGCCAGTGCATGTAACCAGCAGCAAAGGCCAAAGGACAATCACTATAATCAATGTACCCTATGCCATTACCTAAACCTGCCTCACGTGCACCGGACTTCCACGACAATAAGAAGGAATCCCGATCTGCCAGTTGAACAACGAAATCATCCGGCTCACCGATGCAATGCAATACCCCAGCCTTGCAGAGCTGCGCGAGAGCCTTCGTTTCCCCAAAAATATCGGAACCGTAATACTGGCCACAGTCATCCACTACAGCAGGCCAGCCCAGAGGAGGATTCAGGCTAGTGGGTATAGCGGAGGCTATTGCCAGCATAAGGCGGTATTGTGTTCGGGATGGATTGACGTGACTCACTTAGATTTAACCCATTCGTCACTTAATGCCGGGTTTTGCTTCTGCATCACTTTACGAAATCCTGCGCTAACATTCCCATTACCCTCCCCCTTTAGCCAGTCTCGGACTGCCTCAGGCATATATAGAGTGGCTGCTACAGGCTGTTTAACTTTCCGTTGCGCACCAACAGCTGGCCACTCGATCGCATTTTGGATTTCATCAACAGGCTTACTTGTCGCTATATCCAAAATCTTGCGGCCAGAATGGCGAATAGTGAGCTTTTCCGCCATAGCCAGGAGCTCGGCATCATCAAGGATTTTTTGCAGGTGAGCTTGCGCTCTGGCACGGCACAGAGTCTTCATTTTGTGACTCTGTGACCCTCCAGGATAAGTTAGAAAAATATTGTATCCCATCAATTGCTCTCACTTTTTATGTTAGAAAATTACTAACTGATTTTCAATCTTAGATCTAAAACGAGAGATTTTTCAAGCAATTTAAACTTTTTGACAGTCTTGACTATATAACAAGGTTATTAGATTAAGCCTGTCAAAAGAACTTTCACGCCGCGCCCGAATTTAGGGCTAAACAGTGAATAAAGATATTCAGCCAGCTCGCAAACGCGAGAAAGAAATGATGAGTCGGGCGGCTTCCGTCATGGCGATGACTATCGAACCAATCACCGACGGTGCAGGCAATTTGATTGCCGATGAAGCCGCCATGACGGCGAGCCTTACCTCAGCAGTGCAAAAGGTGCCAATGTTCGAAGGTGTCGATCCTGATGCAGCCCTGCAAATTGCAGGTGGCTGGGCTATGGCTATGCACCAGTATAAACAAGAGCACGGCCGTTACCCGGCTGTAGACGTGCTGGCAAACTGTCACGTCGCGCTCGAAAACCTTATGACAGAATGCGCTAAAGATAAGCATAGCGGCACCGGTAAGGCGATGTTCGAGTCCGCTGCTGAATCCATGCGCAGTTCTGATGGTGTTATGCGCATCGCTCAATTTGCAGCGCTGATTCTGCCAGCTGCCCTGGGCGCAGCCACAAGCGATGCCTGCACTTTCATCCCATGCGAACGTGATGAATCAGACATCTACGAACTCATCAACATCGCAGGCACCAATTTTGGCACTTTCAAGCCAGGCGATGAATTGAATATGCAAAGCGCTGGCGTCTACAGTCAGATGAAACGACTGTACCAGCTGGCGGCAAAAGGCGATGGTGTAACCAAAGTTTTCAAGTTCGATATTAAGGACTTTGAAGGACAAAACTGCCCTATCCGTGCTGGCTATAACAAGCTGTTAATCAATCGTAAACCATCGAAAGTTGACGATGGTGACGGCAATCTGTATTTCAACGGTTCGGATAGCAAAGGCAATCTGTTTGCTGCTACTGCGAAGGTGGCATACGACACCGGTGTAATTGATATCACCTTTACCGATGCACCAGCGGAAGGTACCGAGCTTGCAGTACAGGTTGAGATCAACATCGAGCGCGCTCCTAACCTGATCCCCGTCATCAACCAGGCGATGCGTAACTACAAAGTTAAGCCGTCTCAGTATGTTGTTGCATCTGAACACACCATCATGTCCGCGTCTGATGCCAGCCGTGAATTTGGTATTAACATGGCTGCGACTCAGTTCTCAGCAATGCGCCAGTGGCTCAGCCATGAACAAGATGTAATGCGCCTTCGCACGCTGGTTTTCCATACCGTGTATGGCCGTGAATTCGATGCTGCTCTTCCAGAAGCACAAAGCTATGAATCATGGGTAAGTCTGATGCGCCATGTTGTGAATGCTTTGTCCCAGGATATGGCTAACCGCACCCTGGCTTCAGGTATTCGCGGTGGCTTCGCTGGTGGCGATGCAGCTAACTTCCTGCGCTCACTACCACCTCAGCATTTCCAGCTGGCCCCGGGTTATGTCCAATCTCCGTACATTCAGTACATCGGTACCCTTTTTGGATCTATCCGCATTTACGAAGTCCCTACTCCAGTTTGCGAGCAGTTCCAGAAACAGGGTTATGACCTTGGCCTGGATGACATCTATTTCTACGGTCGCGGCAACGATATCGGCAAAGCAGGTCTGATCGCCGGTGATGCAGTAGCAGCAATTCCTTACGTCCACGAAACCAACCCGAGCCTGGTTAACCGTACAACTCTGTGGGGTTCAGCAATCAATGATGTTCACCCTCGTAACGGTGAAAACTATTTCGCACGTTTACGTCTGACGCACTCCAAAGAAGGCGCGATCAACATGCTGACAGGCCAGATTAACTCCTCAGCATCAAATCCAGGGGAAACCACGGATGAAGAAGAAAAAAAGTCGGAGTAACTGGCGTTTCAGTTTCATCTGACGGCCAGGAGTTATCTGAGGGTGACTCGTTCGCAATTGAGTAAGCCATAAAACGTCTATTTACAACGCCCCCTTATGGGGCGTTAGGAGAACAAAATGCCAGATATCAAAGTTTCCGTTTTCCCTGAAAACGCCACCAACAAGGCCATTACTGTCGTATCAAGTAACCCTGCGGTCGTATCTGTGGGTAAAAACAATAAATGTAAAGCAGAAGGTCCTGGCGAAGCCGAACTGACTATTACAACTGCTGATGGTGGCCACACCGTTACTCATAAGGTTGTGGTTAAAGCGGCAGTAGTTACCGTAGAGGGCGTCAGCGTGGATAGCGAAAAACAAGACGCTACCGTGGGTGACACCTTCACCGTAGGCGAATAATTTTCCTCCCTCGCATGAGGGGGAAATGTTTTAAGTTCAAATCGCACGCCGAAGGGGTAAGTGCAATGAATAAGATCGGATATTCAGTAGGGCAAGCAGCTGGCGTCGGCATTATGCCTGTTAACGCTGATGCGACCCTATCCACCGGCAGCGGCGGCAGCTCCGTTTTCGCTGGTCTGGTGATTTCTCGCCGTGGCGCGCCGGGTAAGGTGCTACAGGTCACAGCATCGAACTATAAGGATGTGCTTGGAACACCAATCCATCCTCGACTGGGTTCGGCATTCGAGCCATTCCGTCACGTCCAGCAGGCGGTTAAAGGTGGCGATGGTTATGTAGTGCGCGTTTGCCCTTCAGATATGAAGGTCCCGGGCATCATCATTTCTAAGGCTTCTGGGGAAGAAAACCAGGTTGAAGAAGGCGAATCCTTCACCGTTCTGGGTGAGTACGTGTTAAAAGGGGCTCAGTTTGGTCCCCACGAAACACCAGCACTTAAGGATGGCGAACTGGCCATCATTTACATCAAAGACGGCGAGGCTTCAGGCAATCGTACAATTTCGCTTGATAGTGATGAGGATAGCGACCTTCTCAACCTGACGCTAAAAGAAACCCAATCGGATGGTTCTGTGGAACAACTCGAAACTCATCAGGTTTCTTTCAACCCAGAGGCCGTCAACGATATGGGCCAACCAGCATGGTTGCAAACCATGTTGGAAAGCATGTCTACCCGCCTAGGTTGCGTGATCACCAGTGATGATAAAGATGATTTGTTCACAGGCATTACGTTCACAGATGTGGCGTTCGTGGGTGGTTCTGATGGCACGTTCTCGAAAGTTACTGCTGAAGAATACCTGAAAGCACTGGCTATTCTGGAACAAGCCCCGATCAATGTAACTGCCATTCTCTCGCTGGGTTGTTACGACTCAACTGTACTAGCTGCACTGAAGGACCTGGCAGAAGCAGTTCGCGTCGACTTCTTCTATGATCTTTCAGGCAATCAGACAGCTGCAGCTGCGATCACCGAAGCCAAAGGTCATGGCTTTGGTGGTTCACACCAGCCCGCACGCTACTACTTCCCTTATTCCTGTAAAGACAGTGCAACTGGCATGCAGGTTGTCTTCGGTATTAGCTGTGACGCTTTTGTAGCTAAAGCGAAAGGCGTTGCGATGGTACCAGATGTCGGTGGCTGGCATTATTCCCCTGCGGGGACATCCCGAGGCATTATCGATCGTCAAAACATCACCAAGATTCCAAACCTCGATGCTATCGACCTGGAAGCTTTCGTTACGGCACGAATCAATCCTGTAAAAGTGTCGGCCAGCGGTGATGTTTATATTGATGACGCGCTGACCACGTTTACCAAAAAGAACTACCTTCGCTTCCAACACGTCTCCTCCTTGATGAATGCCATCGCCCGTAACTTCTATGAGCTCGCTGAAGCTATCAAGCACGAGCCGGACGGTGTTACCCAAGAGTCACTCACGAAAGGCATGACCGAATTACTGGAGCGCTTCTATTCAGCAGGTGCACTGGTAAAGCCCCGAGATAAGTCTCAGGGCGAAGAGCCATTTGTAATCACTGTGGCTCAACTGGAGAGCGATTACTGGCAAGTCGAATGGGCAGTGTGCCCTACCGGTTCAGCGCGCCGCATCATCGGTAAACCAATCCTTATGCGATAAACCATGAGCCGCCCTCCGGGCGGCCGTTAAGAGATAAAACATGAAAAATTTCACAATCGCTAATCCCCTGGCTCGTGTTCTTTTTGGTGCCACCGTGCCGGGTTCTGACGATAAGGCAATGCTTGAAAGCGCAGGAGAGCGTAAACCGGGAGAGCAGGAGCAGCCTAAAGATGGTGAAGCCTTAATGCTGGAAGCTGTTAGCGCGCGCGCCAAAGGCGATGAGCGTGGCCTCGCCGCGTCGATGATCGCGCAATGGTTGGAGGATGATGATCCCGAAGCCGACGCCTTTGATGCTTTGGCCATTATTATGGCGGGGCTTGATGGTGTAGATGAAGATGCTGATTTCACCGATGAACAAGTTGATGCCTATAACGCTGCATTAGCCTCGCTGGCTGATGCAGCAGTGTCCATGGGCGCGGACCAGGATGATGTCACCGACATGATCGACGATATGGATGATTCAGCAGCGGAGCGAGTTTTCGACGCTCTGTCAGGGAACGATTCAGACATGCTGGAGGAGGCTATTGCAATGTATACAGTTGCGGGTGGCGATACAGCTATGCTCGAAGCCGTTCGTAAAAAGGTTGTTCGTGACGGCAAGGTGAAAATTATTCGTAAGCGCCCTCGTCCTCGTCGCCTTAACTCTTTGCAGAAACAGGCACTGAAGAAGGCTCGCCGTAAGGCTCATACATCTGTTGCGAATTTGCACCGCAAGAAGTCCATGAAGCTGCGCAAGAAACGCGGCATGTAACTATATCAGGCCATCAGTAATGATGGCCTGATTCGGAGGTCTGGAGATGATATGTGGCGCGATCATGCCGGATGGCATTAGCCCTCTCATGAAAATCTACATCCGTACTGATGAGGATATGGTTGTAGGTTATATCGGTGATGGCTCCTCAGCCACGCTTTCAGCTATGTGGCAATCACCGTTCGAGAATCAGTCATTGAGCGGAATTATGGGGGCTGTAAGTCAGAAACTGGACGCTACAGCCAATGTTATTCAATCCGCTTCGGGCGTTACAGCAAAGACGATCTTTAACTCTATGCTCGTCTGGGAAGGTCAGCAGCCACCGGAGTTTAGTTTAACGGTTGATCTCATGGCTACCCAAAACGCGCAAATAGAAGTTAATGCTGCTATCACAACACTACTAAAAATGTGCTCTCCAGAGCTCAATGAGTACACCGCACTCGGGCGACGTCCAGAGCAAGTAACATTAAATATAGGTCGCACAATAGCTCTCTCAGGAGTGGTTATTAAAGATGTGACTTATCAATTGGATGCTCCACGAACCTCAGAGGGCTATTTTTCCCACAACACTGTCACTCTCCAATGCAGCGGTATTACATCACTCAATCGCAGCAATATTTCCACTGTGTTTATCATTTAAGGAGTTTCTATGTCTGGTTTTGCGAATACCAAAGCAGATACCGCTTTTCTCAAATCTCGCTTCAACAAAAATATTGCAGCTGGCGAGAAGCTGATCGGCTCAGAATTTTGGATGACGTTTAAAGGGTACGACAATCTGAGCATCCTTGTGCGCTCCACTCAGATTCCGGAAATGACACGTGAAGACGTAGAAGATTTTGGTCCGGGTGGTATGAAATTCAACCAGCACGGTACGCTGCGCAACTCAGGGGAATATCAGGTTACTTGTGCAGAAACCATCGATGGAACTGTATTAGCAGCCGTCAAAGAGCTTGTTTACGGCAAGAAGTATATCGAAGTCACGGTTCAAGCAGCCGCCGAGTCAAACAGCGGCGATCACAAAGGCTTAATCCGTACCTTCTCCCACTGCAAAATCTATTCTGATGCAGTGGACTTCTCATCTGAAGACGTCACGACCGTAGTCCGTCCGACACTGCGCGTCGTATACAACTGGGTTGAGTAACAGAATCGGCGCTGGCTTAATCGCAGCGCCTATTAGGCATTTAATCTTCTTTTGCAGGGAATATCATGACAACGCCCGCCGAGCTCCTTGAAAACGTAAAGCTCCGTTTTAACCCTTTACTTGTTCGAGAACAGGAAACGCTTGATTCCCTTCTCAGAAAGGCGCTGGGAGCATATCAGGATAGGGCAGGGGTCATTGCCACTGTTAAGCTGGAAAAGGCTGGAGGGACGGTTATATCTCGCCCTGATGACTATTTAGCTCTTATCCATGTTACCGACGCACACGGCTTACTCGTTTACTCTGATGAAGTAGGGAATACCATCGAACTGGATCTTACAGGTTCAGAGCGGTGGCCATTCAGAATGCAGTATCTTATGAATTTGCGTGATCGTGGTTTTGAAGGATGGCATTTACCCCCAGCTATTATCGGTATGATTGAAGACTACCTGGAAGCGCTAATAAAAGTGCCTAATGTTGCACGCTTAAGACGCGCTTCTATAGATGGAAAGTTCGATTATTCTGACCTTCCAGATGAAGTAACGCTCCACCAGCGAGTTTTGGACATGGAGGAAAAAATGGCATCGAACAGAGCCATCATTCCAGGCGCAACCACGGCATCATAGAGAGGGCGGAACAGTGGGGATATTTAGCGGCCTAGAGAGCACTCTTTCAAGTTCTCTTTCCTTCAATACTAAATCTTTCACCAGCAACCTTATTAGCGACATCCTTGATAAGGCTCTTTCCGGTTCAGGTGTGCGTGGGAATTATGCCGACGATATTGCCTACGGGAAAAATATCGTCGCGACCGCTATGCGTATTCGCTACGCACAAGGATGGCAGTGGACAGTCGATGTTGATGGGCTAAATGGCTTTGACATGTTTGTTAAAGACATAACTTATGGGCATGGGACTATTGAAACAGAAAGTAAGGTGATAGGTAGTGTGGAATTCAATAAACCTACCCATGTTACCGCTGGGCTCGTCACGATGACCGTTCGGGATACAGAGGATGGCAAAATAATGGGCTGGTTTAAAGAGCGAAAAGGGAAAGTGACAAACCGAGATGGCACAATTAACTTGCCACCTTCATACCTGATGAATATACGTTTGTATCGCGTATCTCAAGAAGGTGGAAAAACCCTAGAAGAAGAGATGCGCGTATTTCCGACTCAGCTTGGAGAAATCACCCGCTCACGTGACCAGGTAACAGAGTTTTTGAGTTATCCGATCACCTTTCAGAAATACACGTCTGCTGGTTCTGGGGTTGAGGCTATCTTATCTGGAGCGGCCGGGGCAGTGGGCTCAGCTGCGAAGTCAGCGGCAGGAAGTGTTATCGAATTCTGAAGTTTCAGGGGCGTGAGCCTTGGGAATTTCACATTGAAAGAAGTTAATAAAATCCATATTTATTAGCTAGTTAACATTGATAATTGAGTGGGAACTTTTCGGTAGAAAACTGCCTGAAGTTCCCACTTTTTTTACTTCGCAGGTGCCTGCATGTTATCCATTACCTGCTTAATGGCTTTATCCAACTCAGCTTGAACTGACGCTGGGAGTCGAGCAAATTCATAGGTCACTAAGCGTTTAGACGTATCAGTTTTCTTACGTGCAAACTGTTTTTTATCTTCGAACTCACGCAGCTTTTCAGTTTGGACTGTTTTCACTGGTCGCGGGTTCAACTGCTTTGTGTGACGTTTGAACGAGTCCAGGATTAACGACTTAGTTACGCTCTCCACTTCCGCTGCACTTATGTCTTCTTGCACTTTTGCAAGTAATTCTGGCAGGGGAACACCTTTGTTGTTTAGCTCTTCTGAAAGCTTAAGCAGCAGTTGGTAATCAGCAAGAGCAAGTTCATTGATGACCGGGAATAGCGCAACCATCTCAGCTGGTACCGAAGCGGCTTGGAACGCGCGGGTAACGCTTGCAGGGGAAACTCCCTCAGCGCGCGCGATCTCATCCTTTGTCATGCCATTCTCGTGCATGAGCTGGTATCTCTGCCCAATTTCACGAAGTGTATGTTCACGGGCGGTCTGGATGTCTTTTGCCAGTTGGCGGGCATCTTCCAGACTTATTTCATCTTCTGTAACCATGATTTCAAACTTCGAGCCGCTAAAAATACAAGCAGCTCGACGACGGGAACCATCCAACACCTCAATGCGCTCACCTACAGCCCGACCAATTGCCGGGAAAAATTGCTGAAGAGTGATCGTTCGCGTTATATCGCTCACTGACTCGGGAGTTACATTTCTTTGATCGCGACCATTAACAGCAGGATCAACAAAAGTTTTCTGCTCTATTTCATCACTAACAATGGTCTTTAGAGTGAACTTAGCCTGCTTTCCAGACTTAAGCGTGAAAACCTTCTCACCGCCTTGGTTATCAAGGCTACGGATAAAATCGGAGCTATCACTGCCTAAAATGCTTCGCCCGCGAGCTACTATTTTCTTTTTCATGCCGCTTTGCTCCTCAAGAACTCGATGCGATCAAACACAGCCTTAGTGAAATGCTCCGCTTCTGTTCGGGCCTTTTTCAGCGCGTCGTTACTACCAGGATATGATGCAGGGTTCGCACTGATAATAGTGTCAAACGTCTCACCACATCGTTCAAAACCATCTAGTCGCGGCAGGGCCGAGTCGAGAATATTGCTGGTGTATACTTCACGAGCAAGGCTGTGTGAAACTTGGTGATCTGGCTTTCCGGTCATCTTCGACATAAAGCCAATACTGGCGGACAATCGCGGTTCAATGCCTTCTTGTTCCAATGTTTCCAGCATTTCAGGCAAGCGGGTAAGGTATTTTAACGTCGAATGGAAATCGACTTGCGCCGGTGGGGTAGGGGTGAGAATCAGGTCACTCGCAGCCAGGCCGTTTAGCAAAAATGGATCGAGGTGTGGCCCTGTATCAATCAGGATGAAATCATAATCATCAGCTACGCGATCGATAATAACCTTGCGAAGCACTTCATATTGGTTAACACCTGGAAGGTTCTCGTTCACCAGCTCCTTCCATGCACTAGCTACAAATCCATCATCGATAGAAGCAGGAATAACATCTACGCCAGGGATGATGGTTGGGCGGATCACATCCTTACGCAACGTTTCAGTATCAACGTCGTTTAGCATCGCCTGAGCCGCCGTCTCAAGTATAGAACCGATACTATGTGTGTGATCCAGGAACATAGTGCTCGATGCCTGAGGGTCGAGGTCAATAACAAGAACGCGCAAATCGTGGCGAAGAAGATCCTGGTGAACTCGAAGCGCATGAGCGAGAGTAACGGTGCTAACAGTCTTCGAAACACCGCCTTTCAGGTTCACAACAAAGATAACGTAAGGCGAGGTATGGGTATCACGATACTTAGGAATCTTGCGGTGAGCGTAAATATCAATGACGTTCTGGATAGTCAGTGCGTACTGTTCGACATTCCCAACCTGTTTTTTGTTGAACTCGTAGCCCTCATCTTCCATTTCTTTAATGGCCTGTTCGACAATCCTGCGACTGAGTTTCGGTAATTTAGCGACAGCATTCCGGGTAAATGTCTGGAAATATTCAGTCAAATTAAACTCTTTGCGCTGCTCTTCAATGTCCCTGCTCATTGACTCAAGCAAATGGCTAGCCCTGCGTGCTATGGAGCCTACACCACCGTAATCTCGTTTCATTCTGATCTCCATGAAGTTTTCAATGTTGGGGACATTGCTTTTGCAGTTTTGGAGTGTACAACAATTAAGCCTACGTGCAACAAATTAACGCTAAACGTGATTTTATTGCACGTAATATGTGTGCTGGAGGGAGTTTTTGAACACCGCCGTATTACCTAGAACGTTAGCGCTATAATCCTCCCTCCAGCACCCACTTTACGATAAATGGATGTGCGCTGGGTGGATGAGCATTAAAAAATGTGTGCTGGAGGGGAAAAGATAGACGTAATAGCCCGGAAAATATGTGTGCTGGAGGGGGTGATTGGCCATGCGTGTGCCCTGAAGGGATAAAGCCAAAATTGCATGTGTGCTGCAGGGAAAAATGGGAGGTAATATGTGTGCTGCCGGGAAAAAAATGTGTGCTGTAGGGTAAATCACGTTGGGTCAGTGCGCGTATTCCCATCAGCGCACATTTTCAAACGAACAATGGAGGTCAATGCCCTCCAGCACACACTATTCGGTAGGCTTGAGCTTAGGATTGCGGGAATGCACGATGATGTAGTTTTCACGCCCTTTTTTCTCGATAGAACAGTCAAGGTAGCCGATCGTCTTCAGTTGCTCGATAGCTTTCTTAATGGTTCTATTCTGCTCGCTGACAGTTGACATCAAAGCCAGGCGCTCGCGAATTCGTTCAAACGAAATAGGGATAGGGCGGGCCGGGAGGCTCTCGATGAATGTGTAAATTGCTTGGGCGGCTTCTTTTTTAGGCAGAGCTCGCAGCGCGTGTTGTTGCAAAAGCACACGGTAATCGAGCTGAAAAATTTCCCACAACTTTGAGTCTGCTTCCAACTCAACAATGTCGCGCTCAGCATCAAAATAACCAGTCTTTAGAAGGCCCGTGTTGTAACTGCCTCGCGCACTTTTGCCACGTTTAAAGGAAATACCTTTGTTACGCAAACGACCGAGTGAATCGTGTATGGTGTTGCGAAGCTTTCCGTCCAGACGCTTTGAAGGGAAACCGCACGCCTTAGCGAACTCCTGAAAAGATAGCTGTATCGTGTTGGAGGATAGGCCGTACTTACTAAAAGAGTAAATTACGCCAATCCATACCTTAAAATCAGTATCCATATCGAGTCGCGGGCCGGTGATTTTGATATTATCGTAACCTTCGGCCTGAGCGATCTCCAATTGAGAGAATACCTTGGACGCATCTATCTCTTTGTTTTCAACTTGGTTTTTAGTCGGCTTAGGCACAAAGACCCCTAAGCGCATCAACGCTACCGGCTGTACTGTGTTGTTTGAATTAACTGTTAACTCTTTAGCTTTGCTTTCAATGTCTGCGTACAGAACATCAGAGATAAATGGTTGATTCATCAATGGCTTACCATGGTTGTGTGGATAAGTTTATCGGCATTGGACAACTTACCGCCGGTTCCCGTCAGCACACATCCTATATCCCGCCAGCACACATTGACAACCCTCCAGCGCACATTATTATCCCTACAGCACACACTTATCTCCCTCCAGCGCACATCGTGATAGCCCTTCAAGCCAGAGCTGACGCGGCCTCAAGCCCAGCGGGATCTGTTTGGTAATATTAGGATCTATTTAGGATCTTATTATTGGATCTATCCAGTGGATAACTTTAAAGGTTATCTATTTGAGAGCGATATCGTTAAAAATCACACACTGAATATGCTCGCCTGGTCATAAGAAACCCGACCGGAGAGTACATTGAATATCCCAAACTTCCCATTGCCATCCAAACCTCAAATCGAAGTCAGATTCCATGCTCCAACGGTGAAAGACGCAATCAAATACAGCGATTTCAATCCAAGTGAAGATGAGGTTACAACAACAGAGTACCTTAACTCCATGCAAGAACCACCGATCAGCGACAGTGCTGAATGGACCGTTCAAGACCGTCGAACCGCACTATGGTGGATCTTTGTTAACTCACGCCCAGATCCGGTAATGACATATTCCTATGAGTGCCGCCATTGCAACAGCTCTCATAATGCAGATATTGACCTAAACCAGTTGGCCGAAACAGTTGAACTGCTAACCGTAGAGCCTTACGTAAAAACACAGGTTCCGGTGAATGGGAAGCCAACGCAGTGGACTTTAAAACCTCTCACCGGTCGTGGTGCTCATATGCTCGAACGTATGCGCGCCTCTCTACCTGATATGAAAGACCCAGAATACAGTGCCGGAATGTCCCGGTTTCGCATAGCTGAACTTGCTTTATGCACAGCTCTCGACGATGACCCAGAAGACTTTACCGAAGCAGCAAATAGACGATTCGAAATGATCGAAGCTATGGCTTTAGAAACCGAATTTACACCCCTCGTAGCGCGTATTCAGCTCATGCAGCGCGACCTGCGCCATGGGCTACTCATGTCGATAGAACATGGTACAAGCCGTCTAATCCTACCTCCGCAAAAATGCAAAAACGCAAAGGAGGGTGCAGACGTTACCACGACGCTGTACGTCCCATTTCTCAATCGAGAGTTTATCCCATCAATTAGACCTGAATGGATGGCTAACCATCATTAACAACCTTGCTCTTTATGGATATCAGCCGGTGGGAGACGTTGAGCGCCTTTCTCAGTGGCGAGCTATCCATATGAGCAAAGCGCTGGAACAGAAATATAAGGCTCAGGCCGGGAAAAATAGATAGCTCACGCAGCTGCGCAGGGGAGGATGTTTTGGATAAACAGCAAGATCGGATCGCAATCATTAGCGCAATCGAGGACGCCAGCGCTAACGAGCTCAAAGCACTGGCCGATATTAAAAACGCCATAACCGCCAAAGGCACCTTAGTAGCGGGCGCTGGCGAAAATCAGGGGCGCGTTACACGTAGGCTTTCACATATAAATAAACAGGCACCGGTAGTCACGAATGATGTCTCTGGAATAGCGCTGCAGCATGAGAATGTCTATGTTTCCCGAATGCCCAAAAAAGCCCGACGTAAGCCTAAACTGGTGTCTGATCTCGGTAACGTTTTGCATAACAATCAGACGTCAGAGCCAGCGGAAAAAAATCTGCAGCACTCTGTGCCTCTAAAAAGATCGTACCGGCAGAATAGTAAAAAAATACATAATGACCCCATAGCCAACTCATCCCAAAAAGTAGCGCAACGTGACGGGAAAGGTCGATTTATCTCGGAAAATAAGCAATCCGAGATAGCTGAGAACAACAACCGTAAGAAGCAAAACAGCGCTACCGCCAAGCTTCAAGAAGGTTTTTTGAGAAAGCTCGGTTCAATAATTGGCCTCGATGATAAGCATGATAAAGCAGAAGGCAATGATGTTACGGACGCGGCTGGAGTGGGAGTCGGTGGTCCTTTATGGATGGCAGCCAGCGGTGTAGTGGAGTTAGCTAAAGAGACTGGTGGGAAAGCTATCTCGCTCAAAAAGTGGGTTGATGAGCTAAATGGTGACAAAAAAGACGTCGGTAAAAAAACCTCACAAGTTACATCGATCACTCAGTCGGAAGCTCTGAGTTATCCACCAGCTCAGGCAAAGCCAATTTCTGCTCCAGAGCTGGGTAAAGTTAACTCATCTAAAATTTTTGCAGAAAACCAAGCTTCCCAATCGGTCAAAGTGATCCAGGAGCAGACCAAGGCCCTATCAAGTAATGACGATCGTATTATCGGAACGCTTGAGGACGTAGAAGACGAGATAATTAAGCTCAGAAAGTCTATGTCTTCCGGTGGCAGTTTCAGTATGTCTGACTTCTTCAGGAATCGTTGGCCTGGCGGTCGAAGGGGTACAAAACGCCGCGCTGGTGGAGGATCAACTGGCCGTGGGCATAATCGAGGTGAACGCCCTGATTCTATTGAGAAGTCCACCAGAAAAACGCGTGGCACTAAACCTAAAGGTCGGTTCGGACGTATTGGTAAAATTTTCAGCAGTGTCGGTGCAAAGGTTGCAGCCGGTACAGCGGCAACAATCGGTGCAGTGACAGGGGCGGGTGCGCTAAGCTCCAAGGGAGCAAACACAGCAGCCAACACCGCCAAACCAATACTGAAAGAAAGTAAGGCAGCTGCTCAAGTCACAGCCAAAGGGACAGAAGCCGCTGTAGCCAAGCAAGCAGGCAGCGCCACCGGAATCGCAGCCGAAAAAAGTGTAGAAACAGCAGCAACTAAGCAGGCCGGGAAAGTGACCGGCTCAGTGGCGTTAAGAGAAACCGAACATGCTGCAGCCAAAATGGGAGCAAAGGCTGCAGCCAAGGGTGCTTTGCGCTTTATTCCTGGTGTCGGCACTGCGCTTCTTGCTGGTTATGACGCGGTAGAGGGCTTTAACGATGAGGATGCCCAACGGGAGGCTTTCGGGGTAGCCGAAGGCAAAGAGGTATCGACTAAACAGAAAACCGCTTATGCCGGTGCTAACGTGTTAGATATGGGCGGGCTGTTAACTGGAGCCACCAATCTTGTTGGCCAAGGACTTTCAGCAGTTGGTCTAAGTGGAACAGGGGATAAACTTCAGTCAGTCGGAACTGACTCTATCGCACGTGGGTTAGAGGGCGGAATGGACTTCGCCCAATCGATATTTTCGGGGGCTAAAAACTTAGCATTTGGGGCAGCGGCCAACGTTGTCGATAAGGTTAAATCAGGCTTTAAGTCAGATGAGGACAGTACCAAACAACTCAAGACCTCCATCGAAGATGGCACTCGAAAAACTGTTTCTGCGATCGAAGGGTTAAAAGGGCAGTTACAAGGGGGACAGTTTGGCGAGGATGGTGTCGGCGAGCATGGTTACACATCAAAAGCTGAATTCACGGCACCAGCGGCCAATAACATCGCAGCGGATCTAAATATTGGTGGAAGCAACGCTAAGAACCGTAATTTTCGCAACAACAACCCGGGCAACCTGGTATATGCAAACCAAGAAGGCGCAAGCCTAGAAACCGCTAACTCCAATGGTGAAAGGCGTTTCGCCAAATTCAACACGCCTGAAGAGGGCATTCGTGGATTAGCAAATCAGGTATCCAGTTACTACGAGGGTACCAGCAAGGCTGCTGGCTACGAGAAACTTCAGACAGTATCGAGCATTATTTCTAAATGGGCTCCGCCGAACGAAAATAACACGAATCAGTACATCAAAAACGTCTGTGATTATCTGGGCGTATCCCCTAACGAAAAGATCGACGCTTCCGACCCTGAAGTGATGACCCGCCTCGTTCGCGCCATTGCGACGAAAGAGGGCGGAAATCCTGCAGTCAACGATGGGTACATTAAAGACGCTCTGGGAACATTCAACAGGGATACTGGTAAGTGGGAAGGCAAGTTCTCTGACGAATCGCTAACGAAGATAAATGCCGCGCGGACTGCTAACGGCGAGCAGGCTATTGCGGCAGATTCCCAATACAGCTTCGGTAGTAAGGTGAAATTGGCTAACTCCACAGGCACAGCACTGGCACCACAAAAAAATGCTGTGTCTTTTAAAACGCCAATTACCGACTCAGAAGTGGCGCAACGCGCGCAATCAGTGAAGAAGCCAGTACCAACGCACGTATTATCCCCAAAGCCAAATGTGTCGAGCGAAACGGCATTTAAAATGGCACATCAGCATTCAGCTAAGACACTGACAGCTGCACCCGCAGGACTTCTCACTGAAGAGACTGCCGCCTCTCAGGTACCGCAAGGTGGCGTAATGTCAACCATAGGGGATTTAGGCGCTTCTTCCACATCTGCTATGACTGGGCTGATGTCGGCCAATACACCTGAAGCCATCCAGGCTGCAATAGCGAAATCCCGTGAGCTGGATAAACAGATCAGCGCCAAAGTTCAGGGCTGGACAGGAAAAAAGGTTGGCTTCACTCCGGCGGCACCTCTGGCGGCTCTCCAGCAAGTGAAACGTTCTAGTGCCCACCAGGACTCAGATAAAAGAGCGGATATCGACCTGTTAGGTACCGCCAGTCAAGATGATTTAAACCCGCCGCTAAATGAACGCGGAATCCCCGTCTACAACAATGGTTACAAGGTCATAGAGAAAGGTGAGGGGGGAGATACATCATTCCTCTCATCCTCTGTAGAGGGCTTAAAGAATATCGGTTCTTCCATTTTGCCGACTGCAGGTGAGCATGTCTCAAGAGTGATTGGCGGGATTAGCGGCGGTGGGGTAATTGACGACCTGATGACACAAGTTACAGGGGGAAATACCGACATAGCGCGTGCTGTGAGTCCTTTAACCCAAAAAGCTGGGGAATTACTCGACGGCGGGCTTCAGTCAGCTGCATCCACTGTCAGTTCCACAACAAGTGGCCTAAACAATACTCTATTTGGTGCGAAACCGAAGAGGCAAGAGCCTTTCCTAAGTATGCCGCAGCAACTGCCAACGGTAACAGACCTAGCCCGAAGCGGCGTTCGACAAACTTTAACCACTGACAACATAAATAACGATCCGGCTATGTTGAAAACGCTGGACGGTGTGTACAGCGTTCTTAAGGACATCCTGGGAGCCACCAAAAGCGGAAGCAAAGGAGACCCTGACAAAGTGGTTAAAACGGCCCAGCCGCAGCCGAGGGAACGTGCCAGCACCACAATTAGTGACCCATCACTGGATGTTCTGTTGGAGGATTGAGCATGTTTTATGAGGTGGACGCCCTTTTAAGCGTGGACGAGAACGGAATTGTCATTGCAAAGGGACAAAAAGATGTATGGATGGCCCGGCTACACGAATGGTTACGCACTCCTTCCGGGAGCGTTTACGGGCTGCCGCATTGGGGAAATCCTATGGAGGAGTTCAAACACGAGCCTATTGGTTCGGAAACAAGTCACTTAGTAGAAGTGGCCATCGAAGGCAGGTTGGTAACGAAGTTGGGAGAGGATTTGCCGGGCTTAAACATCGAGTCAATTCGTTGTGCGGCTCTGAGCATGGACGAATTACAAATCAGCTTTTTTGCCCATGGTGGTGGAACGAGTGTGATCATGAAGAAAAAGCAGGAGGAATCGTGAGTATCTCCGAGGTTTTAGAGAAATTTAACGCCAAACTGAGCGAAAACAGCTGGTGGTCGAGGTTCGTTAACAGTCAGTTTGCGCAGATGATGGCCGTCCTAGGCGCGCAGGTTATATATATTGCTCAGACCTACGCAAGCAGGGCACTGGTTGAGGGTTTTATCACGACTGCAACACGTCGATCTAGTATCCTCGCCGCAGCGGAAGATCGTGGATATGTAGGGCGTTTTGTTGAGGCATCTCATGGCACGGTATCAATCAAAAATAAATCTTCTGAAAGCATAATTCTGCCCTCTGGCGGGGAAATACTCACATCGGATCAAACCCCATTATCATGTGATAACACCGTGACAATTGGTCCCGGCGAAACTGTCTATGGCGTGCCAGTCAAGCAGCAAGAAGCGATCAGTGTTAGCTTCGATATTGCAGAAGAAAAACCATTCCTAACTTTACTGCTTACTCGGGATATTACGGCTGAAGTTTCAGAGTTGTCAGTTATCATTGTGAATGGAGACGAGGAGCAGGTATGGACTCGTAACCCACTATTCCGTATGTCACGCAGTGATAGTAAACACTATGCGCTGGTATATAAACCTACAGAGCAGCTAGGGGTACGGTTCGGTGATGGCTCCATGGGAATGATGCCACCAGCTGGTTGCCAGGTTCGGCTCGATATTCTGGCAAGCCTGGGGGATTACACCCTTGCTCAGGGACAGAAGCTTGAAGCAGCCGGTAATATCGCTAAATATGCGGACGTCCTCGAAATCGTAACTGATTCTGTTATCTCCGGCGGCGGCGGTATGGAATCAACCGAAGAAACGAGAAATCGTGCGCAATACTACGTTCCCTTTGATGAGCAGGTTGTATGGGGTGGCGACTATCGTCATTTTGTGCAAGGTGCAGTTAGTGGCACCTCTTGGCTGAACGTCTGGGGAGAGGCTGTTCAAGAGAGCATAACCGGTTTTGATGTACGAAATATTAACCGTATCTTCTTCTGTGGGCATAAACCGGGTGTATCGCAGGAAAAGCTAGCTTCAGAGATTCTTGAAGCACTGGCCCCCATCCCTAACGAGCTAAACAAGCACTTCGAATATGTGCCGACAAACGAAAAACCATTCACTATCAAGTTCAGCGGAACGGCCAAAAAAAGCGTTCTTATTGATGACGCCCGCAAGGATCTGAAGGAGGCGTTAGAGAATAACTTCGGGAAAGATTCGCCATCATTCAGCAAATTACTTCAAAGTGAGGATGATTCACAGCAACAATATTACGCTCAGGTAAAGGTTAAAGATATTTGGCGTGTTATCGAGGATACAGGGTTATTTATTTCCTATGATGTTGAGGCGATTGATATGAGTGACGCCGTATTGATGAATGACTTCGTTTATCTCAATGTTGAGTCGTCTGACTTCGAATCAATCAGCTATCCGTAGGGTAAAACTGTGAAAGAAAATTGGCTGAAAGAGCAGTTAACACCAGCTAAGCGCAGCTCAAATTTATGGGCTGCGTTTACTGAAAAGATGCAGGACATGTGGAATGAAACTGTCGAACCGGTCCTGACGCGAATCAGTAATCGCAAATCCTTTTTCACCATGGATAGTGAAGATATGGATACACGGATTTCGGAATATGGTCGTTTCTTCATAATCGCAGAGGAAGACAGAGCCCGGCGGCCCATGCTTCTTACTCAGCGTCTCGATGAGGTGCATTTCAAAGGCACTACTAGGCCAATCGAGCAGACCCTTTGGCGTGAGTTCGGAGAGATGCCTGTATCTTGGGAGCCGTTGTACGCGCCCACTGATATCGTTAAAACCCCTTACGGATCGTATTTGGCGACGGCACAAGAAGTTGAGTCAGCCACCGCTAGTTATGGGGACTTTTTCCTTACTTCCCGTGGTCGAGTTGTACTTAATCTCAACAAATTATATGAGCTTTACGGTGCTGACGATATTAATGCGAGCATAAGGCGTTTTCAGTCTGACTTTACCAAAATCATAGTTCCTCTTATTCCACTGCATATTGTCTATGACGGCTTAACGTTGCAGCTAGTATTTAAAGCGATAGAGAAAAAGGAAAATCTTGTATTTGTTGAAACTCAAATGAGTTTCAACCATAGCTTTGATTTCGGCGATAAGACCGACGCTGTTGGTGTAAAAACTAACATTTCATTCAATGAAAATCGCGTTATCAAAAGCCTTAAGCGCTCTCTGGACATGATACCTATTTGCTTTGATGGCATGCCGCTTGATGCTTGGCCCTTAGGTATGACAGCAATTATTCCACCAATAATCCCTGCAAGAGAAGAGGGCGATGGGCGATTGTATACCCAGGATATGTCCGGGCGCGATTTCACGGTTGATTCCACTGTTTTATTCACATATAGCCAAGGAGAGTCTCGCTTGATGCTCAAAACTCTTGGCCAGTACGGCTGTATTGTCGAGTATGCAGATAGTCGAGTCGTCCGGTACGGATTTCCCGGCTTCGTTGATGAGGTGATATTACAACCTCTGGCCGGTAACTGGAGGGATGAGATTCGTCAAATTAACTATTTGCAGTGTGCTGATGAGATACGTCAGAGTGCATCAGTACACGAAAGGCTTAACGAGATAACACTTGGTCAAATCAGGTCAGAGCATGATCACGCCGATTTTAATGATGCTCCTATAGCCATATCGATGATGGGCGGTGAAAGTTCAGATGTGTTTATTGTTAGCGAAGTCGCTGACGACTTTCTTCAAAGTGATGTGTCAGCCAGCATTGAGCCGATTTTTTCCGCCGTGAATGAAGGGATTATAAACGCAGACGTCAGTTCGCAGGTTCATTATAGGTTGGATGATCATAATTCCCATCTGGTGCAGGGCAGGAGCTTTACTGGGGTGTGTGAACAACAATTTAATGGCGTTCCACGGGGACTGGATGCAGTTTCGTTGACACTCGATACCTTACCGCTTGATGCGTGGCCAATAGGACACACCCACATCGTTCCAGCCATCATCCCGGGTGAAAAAAATCCTGATCCGCGTATTTTTGAGCAGGTAATTTCTGATACCGGAGAGTTTGCCGGTGTTGTGGGGTTATACGTGTCAACGCTTGGATTACATGGTTGTATTATCGAATACGCAAATGGTGACCTAGCGACGATCCTATTCCCAGTTGATAGCGAACATGTGCTCATACAGGAGCCTGCAGGCAGCTGGAGAAAGACTATCAGGAAAATAAATTACCTGATAGGTTCTAGCGCCTAACGCTCAATTTCACAAACTCAACAAACTCCGCAGACTACCACTTGCGGAGTTTGATTCCACTCAAGGGCTCGAACTCCTCTCAGTGCATTTTGAGGGGATTTAAATGGCTGATGTTCTCGCCGCTCGTACTAGCGGTACGCTTTATAAAGCGCAATTACTCGATTACTACTACTCACGCCGCGCGGAGTCTGCGATCGGCAACGGCCAACGCTTTGAAATCAAAACGGCATGCTGGGGCAAATCGACGCTGGTTTCGGTGAATGAGGCTGGTGGTTGGAATATCTCAGATATCCCAACTGACTTCGTGCTGGAAGACATGACTACCAACTTCGCGAAATGTGAACTTGTGCGGTCAGTTCAGGGGAACATCATCACGCTTAATGCCGTGTTGCCTCAAGACAGCCTTGAGGAAGACACTGTTTACGACTTCAATACACTCGTGCTATTGGACGCAGAAGACAAAGCCATCGCCGTGCTTGCTACTCAGCAAGATACTGTATACCTGGGAAAGAATTACTCAATCATCATGATGATTGAGCAGGCGGGGAGCTGAGTATGAGCGGATCTATTAGTGGTGTGAGCCTTCTGGCCGCAGATTCTCGTAAGAGCCTGATCACAGACGTACAGTTTTACGAGGCCTACACCTCAACAGCATTAAACCGGAAATTTAAAAATATTATTAAGCCTGGAATCTATTCAGGTTTTAATGTCGTGCCTGGCAACGGTCTGAAGGTTACAGTGACCTCCGGCAATGAAGGCGGTGCTGCGTCTGTTGATATTGATAACGTCCAGTTGTCAGTACAGCAGATTTTAGATATTGACGTCGACATCCCTGCTGGCCAGACAACGATTATCGCGTTGCAGGCTTTTTATAAGTTTGGTGTGAAAACGAGCCAAGTAACGGACGAATCGACTGTTAATGCAGCTGAGATTGTTACTATTACGGCTCAGCAACTAAAAGACGGCCAAATAGAGTTGTGCCGGGTTGCGGTACCGGAGGGGGCAACGCAGATTACATCGGAAATGATAGACACCTCTTTCCGTGTATTTCGCAGCTTGGGGCTTCAGTTAAGCGCAGAACTTGATAGCGAAGAAGAAGGGGTCGCTGCGAACTCCCTCGCTATTAAAAAAGCGATTTCCTTCCTGTCTGGGGAGGGAGTGCCGGAAGCCCTCTCTACACTGGCCCAGCTAGCCGCAGCGATAAACAACGATGGTAATTTCGCGCAGACAATTGATAAGGCACTAGACCTTAAGGCCCCATTGGCGAGCCCGACGTTAACCGGGACACCTAAGGCTCCTACAGCTGACCAAACGGTAAATAACACACAGATAGCCACCACCGCTTTCGTTAAGGCGGCGATTTCTGCTCTGGTAGGTGGTTCAACTCCCGAGGGCCTCGATACTCTAAGTGAGCTTGCTGCTGCGCTGAATAATGATCCCCAGTTTGCATCTACTATGAAAAAGGCCCTCGATGGCAAGCAGCCGCTTAACCAAACCCTCACAGATCTTTCTGGTAAAACGGTTGCCGGTATTCTCGAATACCTTGGTTTAGGAGAGGCCGCTAAACTGCCAGCGGCAACTGGCACACTTTTAGGCTCTGGTTGGCTAAACCTGCCTATATACGGGGGTAAGCAAATAATACTTCAATGGGGGCGATGGGAGGGGGGAGTAACAAGCACTACATATAATTGTGATATTACGTTTCCAGTCGCGTTCCCGTCGGCTTGCTTCGGTATATATTCAAGCGCAGGCGTAAGGGCATCAAATTATGATTATGTGCCAGTCTATAGAACTTTAAGGCAAGCTGTTTCAGTCGGCTACCCAACGAAAACCGGCGCTAATGCTCAGTTTTTCCTTGATGATACGCTACCTGGTAACTCCCGTATGTTTACGTGGTTTTCAATCGGATACTGATGTCTTTAGAATCAATTAAATGACCTAATAAAAACACAATGCCTATCTAAAAAGTTAGTTAAAAGCACCATGTCATATGGTGCTTGATATTATGATTTTACTCTTCAGGCCAGCTGTATACTCTGTACCCATTATTAACCGCTTCAACCAATAACCATTGAGGAATGTCAGGTAATGCTATACCAGGCCAGCCATCATTTGTTGGCCATTTCTTGAAGGTGAGCCTGACGCTCATTAGCTCCTCCCTTTCATCCTCGGTGAGCTCGGTATCGTTAATGGTGTAGTCTGAAACGAGCATGCTATCTGTTGCGGATATGAAGCTATCACGTAACTTTCTTGCTTTACTTTTTATCTCGTCCTGAGTCAGCACCACTGCAGGTATGGCCTCCCACATGGGGAAACCCTCCTGATTGGGCACTCGTCGCATACCTAATTGTGTTGCGGTAAATTCCATGAAAACATCCTCCCCTACTGATTGGATGTCATCAGGTAGAGTTCCGGCCTGTTTGTAACTGTCCAACAAAGCCGCTGGATAAAAAGCATTTGTTGAAGCGCTGTAAAAGTATTCCATATTTGCCCTCTCACATGAAGATTCAATGCTATGAACTATGTGAAATAGGTGCATAAAATTCGTTGTTTGCCTATTCGCTATCTACCTAACGCAAACAGGCGCGTCCCACCATTATTTACTGTTGAAATATTCCTTATCATGATGGTTTTTTTGGGGTCGGTTACAGATGCTGCGTCTATCGCAATTGAAATGGGTGTTGTTCCATTAGCAGCGATCGCCGGGGCTGCAATTACAAACATCATTAGGTTAGGAAATGGGATCGGATAGGTGACTTCAAGCGAACCGCCAGCAGGAATGCCACTAATGGCGGCACTTTGCAATATTACGCCATTAGGCAGCTTGCAGTAACCGCTTGCGCCACTAAATGCGCTAGCGAACATACTCATCTCCGGGAGTTGATTTGACCCCGTGCCGATATCACGTCGCGCAGCTTCTCCCAAACCAACGTATGCAGTGCTTAAAAAATACACGCGCTTAACGTTGGTTTAGAAGAAGTCATCAAACTAAAACCTGCAGAAGGCGCACAAGATGTGGATGGATGGTTGGCAGTTCCAACCAAAGATGGAAAAAAGTTGATAGTTCAGTGGGGGAGAATAAGGGTTGATTACTCGGGAGAACATAGTGCCTATGCTGTACTCGGAGGCAGTGTAAGTAAGTATATTGGAGAAAGAAATTTCCCTATCACTTTCCCAAATTCGGTGATAAATATCATTACCTCGTCAAACGATGTTATTAATACTTATATAGCAAGTGCCTATCCATATTCAGCCGGTAAATTTACATGGTCACTCCACTCGACTACTGCCTACGTCTCAAGTAGCGGGGGAGGAAACAGCTTCTGCTGGTTTGCAATCGGGTATTGATACTTCAGAGTATACCTTTTGAGCGCTTAATACGTTGGTTTAGGAGAGGCCTCAGATCGTAGCGGCATCCTAGGACTAATTTCCGCTGGAGGGTACTTGAAGATTCCATTAAGTGAGGCGGGGAAACAAAAAATTTTGCTCCTTCAATGGGGGACGGTTTCAAATTCTGGAGCAGGCACAGTGGGAGAAGCAACCTATCCGATTGCTTTTCCCAGTGGGGTTTTAAGTGGATTACTGACTGGAGTCGATACCATCAATGGTGGCTTCACTGCTTCCTTCGGTCCTCGGTCAACCATTGGATTTTCTGCAGTCTTTAGAGACGTTTCTAATGCACCATACCCACACATCCCAACGAGACTCCAAACAGCTTGTTATATTATGCTTGGTTACTAACTGAAATTATCATTTTCCTAAGGCAAACCACTGTATCGATCTAGCGAAATACTGAGGTGCCCCGTTAATGATATTGGCACTTGCTAAATATCCTGCAGAATTACCTCTGATAAACCCATTTACTATCGATAGTGCAGTTACACCGGCAGTATCGGTAGTATGTGCCATTCCAATTAAAATGAAACCTCCGGTAGGGAAAGATATGGGAAAGTTAAAATCATACTGATTCCCCCCGGTAAGTAGGCCCCATTGCAAAATGTATCCGCTTGGAGAGCAAGCGTAGCCGTTAGATCCTATCTGAGATTTGAAAAAACCCATATCAGGAACCTGATTTGCGCCGTTCCCAATACTTCTCTTAGCAGCTTCTCCTAAACCAACGTTAAGCGCGTGTATTTTTTAAGCACTGCATACGTTGGTTTAGGAGAGGCAGCGAAACGATCAATTGGTTCTGCTGCTAACCAGATACCGGATATGTCATTTTTCTCAAGCAACATGAGCACTAACGGCTATTCAAAATTGCCTGGTGGTTTGATCATTCAATGGGGATGGTTTGCTGTAGACACAACGAATGGTGTGGTTTCAAATAAATATGTAAACCTCCCAATCGCAATGCCTACAGCATTACTTTCTGTTATCGCAATGTTTAGTACACAAGATCCGTCTGTACGGTCCGTTGGATTTAATACGGCACTTACTTCCCGTTCTCAAGTTAACTTTACCTACGTAACACCGACTACAAATTCCATATTCTTCATTGTGATGGGATGCTGAACGCGTAGTATTAAATTTATACTCTAAAATCGTTGGTTTAGGAGAGGCAGCGAAAAGAACAGTAGGCACCGGCGCAAATCAGCTCCCCGATATGAGTTCATTCACTTCTGATCTGAGATGGTTCAAATTACCTAGCGGCCATATTGTACAGGTCTTTTCAGTTGATGTTTACAGCTCAGATTTAGAGGGAACACCAGCAGTTTACCCGGTAGCTTTTCCCTATTCGTTGTTAGCAATATCCGCTATGTGGGTAGATCCAACACAGACAGAAGCGCCTACGTACAAAATCATAGGAGGTGATCGAACGCTCGCGAAAATCAAAACATCAAAGGCAGGAAAGTACGGGACCATGATTATTGCCATAGGTAAATAACTTTCACAGAAGAAATCTGCATAGTATCTAATATCAACCTGCAAATTCCTCCTGAACATAACTAATTCCAATCAAAATTGGCTCGCCGGTTTCATTTTTGGCGAGCATCTTGCCTCCGGGTATTTCGATTAGTGTGAAAAAACAACCTTTAATACCCGATCGCCATGATACTTGTCACAGGTGTGTGTGCGATATTGCCGCTATGCGCCATTACTAACAGCTTCCCTCCCAATCGGTTAGCACCTTCGATGCTTCTAACTGCTTGAACATAGGTGTTTGCTGAATTACTTATTGCCAGTACGCCATGTGGGAAAGCTATAGGCCACGTGAAAGACATGACATCTATCTCTCCACCGCTTATATCGATTTTTGACGAAGTAAGAACAGTCCACTGAAGATAAATATTTTGATCTCCTGGCAAAGGAATTTTAAGCCATCCATTAACCGCTAATTGGGCTGTGACAGCCTCCATTTTCGCTGCCTCTCCTAAACCAACGTTAAGCGCGTATGCTTTTCATGCTCTATATTAAGGCGCTCAAGGAGGTAGATATCACCTCAGCACCCAACATCACCTATCCGACTCCTCCCGCGCTGAATTAACATCGACCAAAATTGGCTCGCCTGATTGAGTAACGGCGAGCATTTTTCCTTCCGGAATTACATTTTCTCTAAAAAACCAATTATCCTCGGGTAGTTCAATAGCACCAGCGATATCATGAAAGCCTGGTATTACTTCTGTCATTGTTTTGGGATTAAATAGGCGCATAGTACACTCTCCATGAAAATCCATTGCTTGAAGGAGCACCCGTTGCTGCCATTGTGCAACGAGCTTTAAAACCCGCTTTTGTTGTTAATGAGTCGATGACCATAGATGTATGAGTAGAATTGAACGCAGTACCAGAGTCCCCAGCAAGCCGTTCAGCAATACTGATATAACGGCTCACATCAGGTAACTCGATCGGATACGTTACTGTGGCCAATCCATTTTCAATGGTTACGCCATAACCCATAACCTCGATAGCTCCATCAGACCAAATAATCCATTGACCATTCGCATTACGACCTCTGCTTGTTACAAACCTTGCTTCTCTTAAACCAACGTTTTGAATGAAATGCTTGCCGATTCTTGTTTACAATCAGTCACTTTTTAAAGGGTATTTAATTGGTTAAAAGTTATGCGAATTGGCTATGTTAGGGTGTCAACAAATGACCAAAATCCTGAATTACAGCGTGATGCAATTGAACGAGCAAAATGTGAACTAATTTTTGAAGATAAAATGACCGGAGTTAAAGCAAAGCGCCCGGGCCTGAACAAATTACTCAAAACCCTTAAACCCGGTGACACGGTTGTAGTTTGGAAACTTGATCGCTTGGGGCGCTCCTTGATCAATCTGGCCGATCTATTGCAAACATTTAAAAAAATGGATGTGAAATTTCTCTCCATAACGGAGGGGATTAACACCAATACGAGTATGGGGCGGTTTACTTTCCACATCATGTCAGCACTTGCTGAAATGGAAAGGGAAATCATCATTGAGCGAACCCGAGCAGGCTTGGCTGCAGCAAGAAAAAAAGGGCGTATTGGCGGGAGGCCTCCAAAATACTCTTACGATGAATGGCAACAAATGGGGCGCTTAATCCGTAATGGATTAACTAGGAACCAAGTGGCAATCATCTATGACGTTGGTGTATCGACCCTCTATAGGAAATTTCCTGCATCTATGATGGAACAGGTTATGGATGATGATAATGAAGCTGATCAGGCCTATTTTGAAGAAAAAACTGATTGGGAGAAGGCCCTTGAGTTAAAGCCTAGGCCGTTCAGTTAACTTTCCTTTAACTATGAAGCCCATTGCCAGGGCCTTTAGCTCCGCGCTAGGGCCCATTTTTTGATGCTCATAAGTCCCTGTCTTCAAACGATTGATAGCCCTTATTCTTCTACCCATGAATCATTTCCTACCCATACAAATTACAGACTAAATAAGTTCCCTTCTGCGTTCTAACGTCATTTCAGGAGGGTACGTGTTCGCCAACTACGAAACTCTGTTTCTGGCTTTACTCCTGTCCCTGTTAAGCGGCACTGGCGTGTTCCTTCATGGAGTGCGTGAAAAGCGCATACCGGCTTCGTTTTTCAATCTGATAACGGAGTGGGTGATGGCGCTTATCGCTGGCGTAACAGGTTTTTACGTCGCCAGAAATCAGGGGTGGGAAGATAGCCTTATGTTCATTGCAGTGCTGGTTGCCAGCAACAATGGCCGGGAGGTATCAACCGCAATAAAAACGAAGTTCATCACTGTTCTTACGGCAATGATGGGCAGTAACAAAGGTGGGGAAACTCATGGGAAGTGAGCATTATTTTTTAATCTTTATGTGTGGTTTGGCTCTTTTTGACCGATTCGCTATACGTCGTAAAAGCGCCTTGATTATCAGCATCGGGGCCGCAGCTGTTAAACCGTATGCACTCGCCTTCCCGATCCTATTGGATATTAGGCGCAGTTGGATAAGCGATGCCCATATTGAATACAGCCTTCAAGATTTAAACAATCCAATGGTTGTTATCACTGGAAAGACGCGCCCTCTCGATGTCACGCGCCGGGGGAGTAGGGAGGAGTTTTTATTGATAAACACTCGCTACCTTGAAAGCGGTCGGTGGGATCTGAAGGTACGTATTTTTAACGGTAACTGCCGTTTAAATCCGTTATATCGCATATTTCCACTGTCACATGTGATGGAAAAACAGTACACAATTAACATCGATCCAGAGGGCCGCCTGAATGTCGAAGGGTGAATACGTCCAGCTCAAATTTGAAGAGCTCAACGAGAAAGGCCTGACCAAGCTGACTAAAGCGATGGCGAAGGCTGGCTATGAAGTCGCTAAGGTTATACCAGCGGGAAAATCGCGAAAGAAAGATGGTATCGCTACGCGAACATTTACATTGATCGGCCTAGATGAACAGGTGATGGATGTCCAGGTTAACGACACAGGCGATATTTCCGGCATCAAAGTAAACGGCAAAACATCGCCCTATCAGCCAGTAAAATCGATTTCTGCCCTGGCACAATCCCTTTCAGCGCTATTCAAACGTGGCGCTACCGCTTTTCAAAAAGCACTTGCTCGAAAAATGGCTCGCGCAGCCAAGAAAAACCTCAATGGTAGCGATAAGAAGTCACCAGGCATTAAATCCAACGCGCAGCAACTGGCAGACGCCAAGGCAAAGCGAGATGCTGTAAGTGACGATATCCAGCAGGTTAAGACTCGCTTGGGGGTGGTTCAGACCAATACCGATAATGCGATGACCGAAGCTGAAAAGGTTAAAGCTGCTCTGAACCAGGAAACGGCCCGTACTCGGCAACTGAAAGAAGAAATTGCCCAACTGGAGGAGGTCGCGTGATCAAGAAGCCAATCCATATAAACACTCAGACCACGTTCGCTGAGTCATTATCCACGAATTTACCGACTCGTTGGAGCGCTGAACCGTTAAGCGAAGATGATCTGTTATTAGAGGCCGCTACGCTTGAGGATATTGAACTTGCCTATTTGGGTAATGAAATCCTGGCAGAGAGCGATGGCGCGATGTTTGAAGCGATCACAACGAAGCGCTTAAAACTCGCGGCTACCATGCGCGCGTTTATTCGTGTACTTAATCGTGGACTCAACGGGACGGACATCAAAGCTGGTACGGATGAAGCGGGAGAGGATGACAATGGTTTGCCAACGATAGGTGGTGCTATTATTGGCAAAGTAAGACGTGTTGCTAATATTCCTGTTATGACTGCGCAAATCCCCCTCACCGACGGGCAAACCACCAGCATTATTTTCCATTCCCCTACAGCTGATAACGGACGGGTAAAAAACGACGATACGCTTGTAGCCTTCCAGTTTCTGCTGAATAAAAGGGACGTCACGCATGTTGTTGCGCCCATTGGCGGTCGCGATGTAACCCTTAATCAGGTATGCCAGGTACTTTCGAACCTCATTGAGCGTAACAGCGCAAAATTTCAGAAGGCTAAAGAACGGCAGGCTCAAATAAAGGCCGATATTGAAGGCTACCTAAGTGAGGCCGATAAGCTGGGAGATGAGCGTTCTACCCTAATAGAACAGGTGGAGAACGCTCAAAATGGCCTGGCAGAAAAACGTGACGCCCTGGCGTCTTTACAAGAGCGTCTGCTAAGCCAAAAGAATCTTAATGCAGAGCTCGAAGATAAGCGTAATAAGCTGCTTGCGGCAAAAGAAAATCCGACTCCTGATCGTGCCTTCACCAATCAGCTCCGTTCTATCAAAAACGGCTTAAGTATGGATGGTGTGTACACGCTCAGTAATGGGGCCGTTGTGAAATACAAAACTGTTGATGCGGCTGGTGGGCCAGAAAGTTTTGTCACCATCGATAGCGGTGATGAAAGCTACAGTCTTCAAGCTAAAGATATGCAGGGGAAAAGTATGGCAGATGCCGCTACCAAGCTTTTAAAAGCGTATCGCGAACATAACGCTGAAAAATATAAAGTGGTGGTGCAGCCGGTCGAACCTCTTTCTGAGCCTGAGCCTGAGCCTGAGCCTGAGCCTGAGCCTGAGCAGGAACCGGAACCGCAACCGGAACCGCAACCGGAACCGCAACCGGAACCACAACCGGAACCACAACCGGAACCACAACCGGAACCACAACCGGAACCACAACCGGAACCTGACGGCGTTGGACAATTCAAATACGCGTTGCAGCTGCGCCCCGCTTCGCTTGGCACTATACCCGATGGTAATACTGCCATCCTGCCTCGCCCGGAAAACGTTGACGATCCATATTACGATTACATGCGTCATGGTGCTGTTACGTATAACCGCAAGCTGACCGATGATGAGGTCAAAGGGTTTGATCTCCTGTATCTTCCCGGCGGTGATGAACTGCAGTCTCTCGCGGAGCAGATCGCCAATGGCCGTATGAAAGAGTACGCGGCGCAATATCTGGAACAGTCGGAAGAAGACCCTGCAACCTTCAAAGCTCAAGTTAAGCTGTTTTTCCGCAAAGCCTTCCCGACCGTTGCATATCCGCTTGGGAATGAGCAGAATTTCTTCCTACTGAACGTACTGGCCGAGCTGAAAAAAGTTGCTGAAGCTGATGTGAACAATGGCACCAGTGAAGATGTGCCACCGGAACAACCCCCGGTGGAAAATGGGCCAGCGGAAACAACCACAACAGGTACGGAAGAAGTGAGCGAAGCCGATCAGGAAGCCAACAAGGCACTGGACTATATCAAGTCCGTACCATCACAGTTTAATTCCCGTAACCTGGCGGAAGTCAGCGCAGAGTTGGATCACGTCCAGGAGGCTGCTAACGCGCTCATAGCAGCAAGTCGTTTCGATGAAAACGAGAAGTTAGTCGAAGCAGCTGTGGATCACCTGATTAAGATATTGGCTGAAGTTCAGCAGGGAGTTGCTTAATGGCATTGTCTATCATGGAACGCCTGGCACTGGGTAAAGAGCTGTCCGGATTAATGCAGGAGCAAAAATCCGCGTCAGTTATGCAGCGCATGACGATCGGCAAGCAGATTGTGGAAGTGATGATCAAGCTTGGCCTGGGTGCAGCTGCAGAACCCAGGCCCGAAGAAGTGCCCGCTCCGGAACTGCCTCCGGAACCTGAAGATGCTCCTCAGGTCGTTAAAGACTTCTTGGCGGGAGTGTTCACAAAAGTGCCTCAGCTGGAGTTCATCGATACGCTGCGCGCGATTGCAGAATACGTCGGCCAGCACTTAACGCTGGATCAGGCCAAAGAGCAAACGGCCTTATGGGTGGCCCAAAACGGGTATGCAGACTGAGCATAGAGGGCAACATGCCCTTTTAATACGAGTGAAACAGAATGGCTAGTCGTGGAGTCAACAAGGTAATTTTGGTCGGCAATCTGGGCTCCGATCCTGAGATGCGTTATATGCCGAATGGTGGTGCGGTTGCCAACTTCACTTTGGCCACCTCTGAGAGCTGGCGTGATAAGCAGACCGGGGAGATGAAGGAACAGACTGAGTGGCATCGTGTTGTGCTGTTTGGAAAGCTGGCAGAGGTAGCCGGTGAATACCTGCGTAAAGGCTCACAAGTCTTTATTGAAGGGCAGCTGCGTACCCGCAAATGGACAGATCAATCTGGTTCGGAAAAGTACACAACCGAAGTCGTGGTAAATGTTGGCGGCACCATGCAGATGCTTGGCGGACGGCAAGCTGGTGGAGCGCAGAACGGTGTTGGCCAGCAGGGCGGGTGGGGGCAATCGAACCAACCTAGCAGTGGCGGCCAGGCGTCCCCGGCTTCAGGCAATGAGCCACCGATAGATTTTGATGACGATATTCCATTTGCAACAATCGGACTTCAGTACGGTAAGCACCGTATATATGCTTTATAAATCACAGCCCCTTAATAGGGGCTTATTTATAAATTGAAATATAATGTTGGAAGTTTTCTAATAACTCATCGAATGAAACACACATTACATGCGTACTTTCAACTATTGTTTTAGATGTTCGCCATTCTAAGCGGTCTAACTCCTGATTGGATAAATTCATGTTTTTTCCAGTAATTATAATGCCAGAAAATTTTGCTCTTCTACTTCCGAAGGTATTAAGGAAGTCACCTGTGCCACGCATATCCTCTATCTTCCATAACCAGTCCATTAATTGTGAATGAGCACTTTCAAACCTTGGAGACCAGTCTGGAGTAGCTTTATTGCCTTTTGATCTGAAGATACTGTCAGGCCGACCATCCTCAAACTCAATTAATAAATATTGATGGTTTTTACTATCACCTACAATCATATCTGCTTTGAAATCACTATAGATGTCGAACTCAGACGCATAGCAATCAGCCTGTCTCATTTTAGGTAAATGATAACTTATCAGAAGATTAAGGTCAGGGCTTCTTTTGAAAAATGGCAGTATGTCTCTTCTCTCTGATAGAGTAGGCTTTTGAGCTAGTAAATTCGAATACTCAGCGAGTTGTGAAATAGCGGCAGATTTTGAATATGTGTGCTTTTGTAAATTTTTCATTCTGCCACCAATTGATGGGGTAAAGCGATATCAACTATCAAAATATTTTCTGCAACACCTGTTGTTATAGAGAAAAGTATCCTTATTGGATAATCTCCTTGGTACGCATAAATTTTATTGCTATGGCCTTCGCTTAAGATTCTTACGCGAGGGTTTCTTTCTATTTTCTTTATTTGATTTGGCTTGACATCTTCAAAATCAGTTGACATATCACTAACTAATTTTGTGACCATTTTTTTATCTTCATTTCTTAGGGAATTAATGGCGAGCATTGCACGCCTTAAAAAAACAACCTTCATATCTCTTTAGCCTCGTGACACATTATACTGATGTTAATCAACATGAAATTTATGATGCACTTAATTTTCTCACAGTCAAATTGCATCGTCACGCAGAAATACCAAACTCCCCACAATCCCTCTGACAAGGGGGAATTTATGACTTTTTCCGTACAAACCGCATTGTCCGCGGCGACAGACATCGATGACGTTATTGCAGTGTTGACGTCTTTACCCATACATCAAAGAACCACCGGCCGGGCCAGCTACGTTGTAACAAGCAAAGGAGCAGAGGTCAAAACCGCTTTCAAAGTCGTTGAGGTGGCAGTTTTGACAATTTCGAACAACCTTGATGGCACTATTAACCCTGATTTTCCATCTGAGCTTCAACCTCGCGACCGGACACGTCTATCCAGTAAGCTCCAAGTCAGTAAGATCGCCTCCGGCCTACGCCCGGCACAACTGACCGACTCAGGGATGAGTAGCCACGGTGCACCGATTGTCGGCCCTGATAACGTCGTTGAATCTGGTAATGGCCGCTCAATGGGGATCTGGCGTGCTTACCAACAAGACCAAGCAAATGACTACCGCCAGTACCTGATTGACCATGCAGAGGAATTTGGCCTTAAGGCATCTGACGTGGCTGCAATGGAAATGCCGGTCTTGGTGCGTGAACGTCTAACTGACATTGATCGCGCCCAGTTCGCGCGAGACTCTAACATTTCTGATCTCCAAGAAATGGCGGCCAGTGAAAAGGCATATGCAGACGCTCAATTCCTTTCAGAAAGCGTGATGGCGCTGTTTAATCCTTCAGAAGATGGAAACCTTCTGGCGCGCTCAAATGATGGTTTTATCCGGGCATTTTTACGTGAAATAGGTGACACGGCGACGGCTGGCCTTCTAACTAACGATGGGCGCCCGACAAAGCAACTTATTGACCGCGTGCAAAACGCGATTTTCGCCAAAGCCTACAAAGATGAGCGTCTTGTTCGACTTATTGCTGAAGAACCCGATCCGGATATGCGTAATATTCTTACCGCGCTAAACACGGCGGCCAGTGATTTTGCACAAATGCAGTCATTGTCTGGTGACATACACCATGACGCTGTGACCGGGCTGGTGGACGGCATCGAAACCATTGATGGCCTGGACAAGCAAGCTATAGCCGCGCTACAGGAAGCAATAAATCTGGTCAGAGAGGCTAAGGATAATGGCCAAGCACTCGAAGAGGTTATTGCCCAGCGAGGATTATTTGGTGACAGCACTCCCGAAGCTGAGGCACTGGCGCTCTTCATCGTCACCAATAACCGAAGCGCAAAACGCATGGGAGCTGCGTTCAAAAAACTCGCTCAGAAAATAAATGACGAATTGACGCACCAGCAGCAGGCTTTGGGCGATATGTTTGGCGGCGGTGAGGTTGACCTGCGAAGCGTGCTGACGGCGGTTTCCCAGGAGATTGAGTCAGAGTTTGGGGAGGGAAAGGGACTGAACTTCGCTATGTTTGAAAGCGCGCCCGGGGAAGTGGACCCTTATATTTCGGATCTTATTTCCCGCGCTTCCGATGTTAGTGAGCTGGTCAGAATTGTGCGGCTCAGCGAGCAGATTAAAAGTAATGTGCACAGTGGCGAGCAAAACGTCAAAGACCTTGGTTTCAAGCTTCGTTTTTTCAATTACAACACCGTCCGAGAATGGATAAGTAACAACGGCTATAGCGATGGTGTAGTGCGGGCAATGATCAGTTCAGTTGATAAAAGCATGTTTTACAGCAGCGCGCTGAAAACAGCGATCGAAGATGGTCATTCGGCCCCTTCTTTGGTTGACCCGCGAAACATCCACTACGCGATAGAGCATCTTAATGATGCAGCACAAAATGGAGGCAATACTGAAAGGGTAATCAGGACTTTGCATCAACTTGAGAACCTTGTCCCTAGTGAAATTAGCTGGCCAGAAGTACAAGAAGCTTGCATTAAATGGTTCGCGACGAACCAAAAATTACCCCCAAACCTTAAAAAATCATTGTTGGCCAGCTTCACGAAAAAAATGAGTAGTGCCAAAACAGTGCAACAACTGGTAGCAGCGATCCAGAATGCAGAGAAGTTAGCCAAGAAAATGCTTTCTGACATTAGCGGAGTAATGGAATCCGGTAAGGCTGTACTGGAAAGAGTGGGGCTGAGTAGAGATATCGATATCAATGTTATCGCAGACGGCTATATTTCCGCCTTGAACAGTCTAAAGCAGATTGGCACTGATGTGGACCCTGGAAATATTGGATTCCAGAGCACGGTAGATTTTTATATTGAACAAATCAATAAAGTGCAGGATAACCCGGAAAAGCTGAAGCCGTATTTGAAAGCTGTTTTTGACAAAAATTCAGGGTTAGCGCTTGATGTGCGTCATTTAAAAATGATTTTGCGGGCTCATCCTGAGCGAGACCGTTTAGAGCTTGAAATGGATGACCTTTCGAGGTTATTTAGTGATCGCGTTGCGTATCCTCCGGCTATAACGACCATGATTCACAAGAAGGTAAAAGCTGCTTTCGATACTCTTCTTGAAACCGGTGGCGTCACTGCAGAACAGGCGAGTGAGTGGAGTGAAGGCATTAGGCTGTCTGATCAAGTAGACGAGCTGACCGCACAAGACCAGCCTGACTACGGCCGCAAGGGTTTTAGTATAAAAGAGGTAGCCGCAAAAGCCTACGAGCTGGTGGGTGGCAATCTTGCTTCGTTAAACCACATTTATCATAGCGATGGCGTTAGGGCGTACGCTAACCGTAATGGGGTAATCGCTATAGAGGGCAATACTGACGGTGAGCATGTGCTTTGGCATGAGATAGGGCATCACATTGAATACTCTAATCCACACCTGCTTGAACGTGCGAAGGCCTTCCTCAAATCCAAAGCCGGTGATCGACTGACATATTACAACACCGGCACCAGGGGGGATGCTGAATATATGGTAAGGTCTGCCTTAAGTGACCGGTACATGTCTAAAATTTATATGGAACTAAATTTCAGTGCTAAGAGCGGTAAGCCGCTATCTAAACCACCGGCTTTAAACAATTGCCGCAGCACAGAGATTTTTTCTATGGGCATGCAACTGTATGCCGACCCGGAAGCAGCCGCAAAATCAGTTTTGAACGGTGATGGTTTGGTAGAGTTCTTCCTGGGGTGCATGAAGGAGATACATCATGCGGATTAAGATCGCATCGCCGGAGAAACAGGACGGCGTGATTGAGTGCCATGAAGATGGTTCATTCATCATTGCCGAAGGTCAAATTACTTTAGAGCAGATGGCAGAAGAGCTTCGCCTTGTTCATCCGAACTCTGCGACCGGCCTCGTTAATACTGTCAAGTCAAGGCCAGAGTTTGTTCTACGGAGCCTGGAGTATGTTGGTTGGTTGGTTGAGTGGCCAGAGGTGGCAGGTGCTGAAGTTGGCGATCAGAGCGAGGAAGATGAACCTGGTGACTTTAACGTGAATTGAGCAAAAGCCCGCTTTATGCGGGCTTTTTGTTTCGAGGTATAAGTTCGTAATCTGGGTGTTCGCCTGCCAGCAGCAGCAGGTACTGGAACTCTCCGGCCACAAGGAATCTGGTTCGTTCAGGGTCAGTGTTCTCTTTCAGCTGCCAGGCGCGAAGCTTGTAACCCATAATGTCGGCCAATTCTGTTTGGGTAAGATTCATACGGCTTCGGATAGCACGTATTGTCTCAGGTGTGTTTGGAGGTAAATCGCTCAATTTCTTCCTCAATTCTAAAACAGGCCAGTTAGCGACCATTATAACACTATGACTTTAGTTCTTTACCCATTGCTGGTGGGCAGGTAATTCAAGCACTGCCAAACAGGGAACCCTGTCTTGTCTCTCAGTACGAGGGCGAAGAATGAAGCGCTCTCGCGTTCCATTTTCAGGTTCGGATGTGCGTTCATCAGCTGGCGCGCTTGCTCACGGGTAATGCTCCCTTTGGGAAGAGAGCTCTGAAGAGTTTTTGTATTTTCGTTCATTTCTAAATTACATATTGTTCAAATATACATTTACTATATGTACGTTGTACGTAATTGGCAATGACTTTCTGCACCTGTATAAATCACAGACTAACTACGATGCCGTGATACCGAAAAACCAGCACCTAGCGGCGAAACATGGCAGAGAAAGAAAAAAAACAGGGCTTTCGTAGTGCACTGAGAAAAGTTTTCACCGGCGGTGATGTGACCACTGCTGACCCAGTTGTATTCATGAGTGGCCACAGCGTAGTAGCACGGTCTGGCTTGGCTTCATTGCGGCCTGGTGGTAAGCAAAATGCAGACGGAATGGTAAGCGCATCCGATTCGGTAAAACTCACTGCTGAACTGCCTGCAGAGCGGCTACAGCGCTACAACGTTCTTGAAGAAATGGCGAAGAGTCCTACCGTTTCAACTGCGCTTAATATTCACATCGCGCAGGCCCTGGCACCGTCAAAGAAAACAGGTATGTCATTTCAGATAGCCCCCAAAAACGGTGGCGACACGGAAGCAGTTAAGCGTTGCGAGGAGCTCACGGCAGACCTTGGGACGATGATTAACGATGGCTTGCCGTCATGGGCAATGATTATGGCCATCTTTGGCGTTTCTTATGTTCGGCCATACGGTGAGCCGGGCCTTGGTATTACAGGTATTGATTCCAGTTATTACACCTTGCCTCATTTTGTGCAGGAGTTTACCCGTGGTAGCCAGTTGGTGGGCTACGGCGGTGACTATCTACTCGATACTGAGAAGATGAGCCGTGTTGTCGCTGAGCCATGGAGCCTGGTTTCAATCAAAAACCCCTATTGGATGCCCCAGCATAAGCTTATGCCGGTTGCTTACGGCACAAAGGGATACTCGCTGCTGGATGCTGAAAAAAATGCCCCTTTAACAGAAACGCAGAATTATGGGACGTCGTTTCTTGAATATAGCTACGAGCCTTTCCTGAATCTCTGCGCTGCTTTGACCGCGCTAAAGGCGACTCGTAATAACGCAGCTAAAATTGATCGTCTGATTGGTCTTACCACGAATACTCTCGACCCAGTTAACGCTGCTAACTACACACGAAATGTAACCCAGTCGCTTAAACGAAATGCCGAAATGGTCGCGAGTCGTTCAATCAATGCCAATGCTATGCCCACAGTTTTAAACCACATTGTCCCATTAATGGCAGATGGTAAAAACGGCATGGTTGTCGACACGCAGTCAATCCCTGCAGATATCACCGGAATTGAGGACGTCATGTTTCACCTGCGGCAATTGGCAGCCAGTTTGGGGATTGACGCGACAATGCTGGGTTGGGCAGACATGATGAGCGGCGGGCTTGGAGAGGGAGGTTGGCAGCAAACAGCTATTCAGGCAGCACTGCGTGCGAACTGGATTCGACAAGGTTCAGCGCGAGCAATATACCGTCTCATTGATATACATCTTGCTTACAAGTACGGCAAAACCTACACGTCTGCCGACCGTCCTTTCGAAATACAATTCAACTCAATGAATACCGCGATCCAAGAAGAAGAAAATCGTGAGCTTGATGCCCGCGCTAACTTCGTTTCGATAATCGCACAGATCATGGATCAGGTTCAAAACAATCCCAAACTGGCTGGCAGCGAAGAGTTCATGCGGTACCTGTTCACTGATCAGCTTCGTATTGATGCTGACAGGCTTAATATCATGATCAAAGAGTTCGCCTCGAATGAACCAGCAGAAGATGAGCACGGGATGTATGAATCCGCCCCTGAGGCAGCTGGGGATGATCCAACAAAATGGACGACAGAGCAGTTAATTAATTTTGCAAAATTTGTGATGAGCAGCAACTAACCGGAGGGAAACATGCAGTCACTTAAAACGGTTACGGATCGATTCTCCCTCGTTGAGAAAATCCGTAAACACACCCCACAAAATGAGCGCAATTACGTCATTGAATCTGTCAGAAAGACATTCAATGCGGCGGAAACTCAGGAACGTATGGC